TCCACTTATCGAACCACAATGCGTTGGAAGGAAGTTCGAAAGTTTGGTTACTGATTTGGATTTTGATTTTCTTACTCATTTTGTTAGGGGTTTTAGGGGTTATCTCTTATTACTTTATAAATGTACGAAAAACTTTTCGTAATTCCAAGGGTTTGTGAAAATATTTTAAAATTATTTTGAACAATTTTTGTATTCTTCAATTAGAGATAGTACGGTTTTAACATACCCTTTGAAATACCCAACTTCAAATGCCAGTTGGGATGGTAGTTCGGTGGAATACTCTTTTGCTTCTTTTTCCGCAGTGTAGATTGAATTCGAAAGAGTGGATTCAATTCCGTTTACCAATTCGATAAGTTGGGATTTAGAGAGAGTTCTGTAATTATACATATAATTTAGGGGATTTGGTTAATTAAAAGTTTGGGTTATCTAATGCAAAGTATCCAATTTTAAATGGTTGGTTACCATAATCACAGGGCTGATTCATATCAATATCATCATCACCATCTTCCATTTCATGTACGGATACGATAGTACAACCTAAACTTTCATATACTTTTGCCATTTCTATTTCTTCTGGATGAAGTAGTAGGAAATCACCATACTCTGCATCATCGGCGGTTATAGCAACTAATGCTCCACCATAGTTTTTAAAGAATTCTGTCTTTCTCATATTATAGTCCGCTTTCCATTCGTTGAACTCTATTGTGATATTCGGCTTCCGAATACTCCACTATCGAAAGTGATGGAGTAAATTTGGTCATCAATCTACCACTAGCATATCTCCAAATCACATTATCGATGAAATCTTTCATCATATAAGTTCCATCAGATGAACCAAATCCTTGGTCTTCAGGCCAATCATCTGTCCATTCTTCAGCAACTTCGGTTGCTACTTCCAACAAATCCCATTGTGGGATATGCTCATCACCAACCATTTTGGTGAAACCACTAACTCTATGAGAGTTGAACACTAAACTTTGGGGGTCAATAAGGTAATTCATAATTAAGGGGGGTTAAAGGTTCATTTCTTATTACTCTACTAATCTACGAAAAACTTTTCGCAATTCCAAGTACTTTCGTAATTATTTTTCTAATACCCAATTAAGAGTATCGATTTGAGTTTGTATTTTTAATATATTAATATCGTGTAAGATATCGAGTTTCATCTCTTTTGAGAGTGCAAGTTCTAACTCTGATATTTTTATTAGAATATCTGTTTCGTTTTTCATATAGGGTATCTTTATTACAATCACAATGTACGAAATTCCGAAATAAAAAACAAGTATTTCATCGATTATTTTGGAAAATTTAATAATTATTAGTATATTGTTATACTCTAATCATTTACATCTGTATGAACGCCAAGGTTTTATCTAGTTTAGAAAAAAGTTATATCCAATTAGATTGGAAAGATTATATTTGTAAAATAGAAATGACGGCGGAGCAGATGGTTAAGATTATTGATTTAATCGAAATTTTCAAAAAAATCAAAGGAACTAAAGAGTTAGTTATATTTAGATTTGAAGGAGTACCTGCATACGTTACTGTTAAGAAGGAGGAGTATAGTTCGATATTAGATTGGATACATCAGAGAATGATAGATTTTGAACTCTTTGAGCAATGTAAACGAATCAATGATATAGTGAAATCTTTATGAATAAAGCATCAGAGATATTTTTAAGTTGGAGAAGAGCGGCAAATCCAACTCCCGAACAAACTACATTAGCCGGAAAACGATACACTATTTGTCAAACTTGTCCATCAAGAACTCCTTCCGTAGTATTTACAGAGATATGCGGTGAGTGTGGATGCCCATTAGGTAAAAAGATATTCACACCTGTTATGGGTAGTTGTGATTTAAAAAAATGGAATAGTGTAGAAAATTTATAAAGAATATATGAATTTACAAGAATATAAAAAATGTTTAGCTGAAATAGAGACAGGTAAATTAGCAACATTAAATAACTTAATACGCCATCATAGTAATATCATTATATTGGGTAATGGTGGAAGTAATGCGGTTGCGTTACACATAGCCGAAGATTACCATAAAATGTTGGGAATTAAAACAATTACATTTGGTGATACACCTAGAATGAGTTGTTATGCGAATGATTACGGTTGGGATAATGCATATCAGATGTTTTTAGAACATTTTGTAGAAGGAGATACATTGGTAATACTAATATCATCATCTGGTAATTCAAAAAACATATTGAATTGTGCGAAGTATTGTGTAGATAATTCCATTGATATGATTACAATGTCGGGTCATTCTGAAAAGAATAAATTGAAATCTAACTTTGGAAGCCATTCAAAATTACATTTTTGGGTAGATAGTAAAGATTACGGAATCGTTGAAGGATTACATGAGTTAATACTACATTCAGTTATTTAATTTCAATTTTGTAAATATGAGAATACTAATAATCGCGATGGGTAGAAGTGGTGGGTATTCTTTACTTAATTGGATAGGTTCAGAAAAAAAATATCAAACTATTCATGAACCAACAAAAGATAATTTTGATATGTTGAGTATCTATAAAATCAGGTTATTGGAAAAAAATAAAAACAATATAGTAGTAAAGTATTTGATTAGTGAAATAGAAAATGAATTAGATACATTCAATTGGAGTAATTGGGATAAGGTCATTGGGTTAATACGAAACGATATACAAGAGTGTGCAATATCACATTATTGGGCACTATCTTCAAATTCTATTACTTGGAGAGAATGCTATGAAATATCTAATCAATGGTTAATAGAAAATGAAAAAGAAATCAAAGAGGAGGAATCTAGATTGCAGAAATATAAAGAGATAATATCTAATATACCCCAAATTGAATTAATGGTATCATATGAGAACATATATCAAGGTAATGAGGATATTAATAGGTTAACTCATTATTTGGGGATTCAAAAAATAAATTCTCATTCTCTTTTAGATAATAGAAATAGATTACGAAATGTAATTGATGTTAAATCAAAAAGAAGTTTAATTTAAAACAATCATATTTATATAAGAATACACATATAAAAAAAGCATTATGAAAGGAACACTATTTTCCGCAGATTTTGTAAAAGACTCAACTGGTAATTTGAGATTATTAGAATTAAATACTGATACTGGATTTATAAATCAGGAATTAGTTAATTTTGATTTTTCTGATTTTAACCAAATACTTGTAGATAATAGTATCTCTGAATTAGATATTATCTATAAACCAGATATTCATCAAAAATTTGTAAACCAACTTACATCTTCTCTATCATCAGATACAACCGTTATAAATTTACATAAAGAAAGTAATGGTACAATATACCCAACACAAGTTGAGGATTCTGATAATAAATTTATTTTGAGATTAGCGTATGATGAATCTGCTCTGTTTGATAGTGAATACTGTAAAAATAGATTAAATGTTTTTAATTTATTTACGGATAATTCTATAAATGATTATTCTATTTCATATTATCATTCATCATCATTTGGTGAAAAAAACACTCTTACAAATGAGATAAACCCAAACAATATACCAGATGTAACTATAAAGGATGTGAATGAAATTCATAATCCAATTGATTTCTTTAAAATAGGTTTTCAAACTGAAAACGAATCATCAGAAGATAGATGGAATAACTTTATTAGTGAAAACGCAGCAGAAGATAAGTTAATAGAGCAATATCATTTTCACCCATCTAATGTAGATGATAATAACCACATAACATCTTATAGATTTTTTGGAATAGTATATGGCTCTAATTTAGAAGTAGTAAATTTACATACTTATAAAATTAGTTCAATATTTGACTTACCAACCGATTTAAGTTCTGAAGTAGTTGAAAATCAATATACAAATAAAATAGCCGATTATCACTACTATGAGTTTACAACTAACTTATTCAAAAATGATTCAGCAGGAATACTATCAACTCACCAAATACTAACTGATGAAAATACTTACAAACCTATATCAGAGTTTGTTGTGGGTGATTATGTAAAATCTTATTATATATCTCGTTCTGTTGAAGAGGAGACGGATACTAATTATAGTTTTCCAACAAATGAGTTTCCAATTGGTTCATACTTAACATCATCTATTGTAATTTATAAAAAGTATGAAAACTTAAAATATAATAGTATGTTTGAATTAAAAGTAGATGATGATTCTCTTTTCTCTGGAATAGCAAAATCGTTTTTAATTTTTGATTCTAGCTCTAATGCAAGTTCATTTAAAGAAATATATAATATAAATCCTGAAGTAGATTATTTATACGATGCCAATGGTAATCTAATTGATATAGATGAATTAAATTTTTATGTATCTACCGACAATAATTTAACTTATATAGAATTAGATGTTGAAGATACCGATACCTATATTATAAGTGGTTCTACTGCATTCAATTCAGTAGTTTCTCATAACGCACCTTGCTTCGTTGCAGGTACACAAATTTTGTTAGAAAATGGACTTACAAAAAATATCGAAGATGTAGTTGTAGGTGATTATGTAGTTTCATTTGATTTAAAAAATAACGAACCAAAAGTTAGTAAAGTTTTAAATACTTTTTCTAAACAAATTGATAAGATTGTTGAATATGAATTTTCAGATGGAAGTATTTTAAAAGCAACATTAGACCATCCAATTTACGTCATCAATAAGGGATGGGTTAACTATTTAGGTGAACCAGAACAATATAATGATGATTCATTTGAAGGAATTAAGCCTGTTAAAAAAATAGAAGTAGAAAAAATAGAAATCGGTGATGTTGTAAAGTTACATAATGGAGATGTTAAATTGATTAATGTAAATATAGTAGAAGAATCTACTATCGTATACAACTTATCAGAAATTGAAACATATCACAATTATTTTGCAAATAATGTGTTAGTTCATAACCTACGTCCACCTTCGTGTTTCACTGCCGATACTAAAGTAAAAATGGAAGATGGTAGTTTTAAAAACATAGTAGACATTGAGATTGGTGATTATGTTTTGAGTTATAAAAATGGTGAATATGTAAGAGGTGTTGTAACTGATAAAATACCACATCCTACCAATGATGTTGTTGAAGTTGTAAAATATAAGGGAATGATTTCCGATAGATTACATCCATTCTATGATAATGGAGAATGGAAACCAATTTGTGAAGCAAAAGGTGTTGAACTTGGTATTCAATATGTAGATAACTTTTATAATTTGGAAATAGATGGTGATGTTTTATTTGAAAGTGAACATAACTTTATAGTAGAGGATTTTATAGTTTCCGGTTTAGGAGATAATGAATTACTAAATAAAACTTTTAAAAGACAAGAGTTTTATCAAACAAGTATTAATGCATAATAAATAAAAATAAATAATCATGAACATAACCAACCACCCGCCGTTGTACAAAAAAAAGGCATTAAATGCTGTCAATAATAGAACTACATCTCAATTAACACCAGAAGAAAAGGGAAGAGTTCAACTTGTAGTTAATAAATTTTTTGAATTATTTATTGCAAAACATTTGTAATACAAATGATTATGAAACCTAGGTTATTTTGTTTTGGAGATTCATTCGTTGATTTTGATATTCCGAAATACCATTGGACATATTATCTGTCACACCATTACGAATTTTACAAATTCGCGGTGCGTGGGTCAGATAATAACTCCATAATATTTCAATTAGGAGATTTACCAGAATTTGAGCCTGGGGATAGAGTTTTGATTATGTTTACCGAACCTGGTAGAATACCTACTCGATTTTATGCAAATGGTAATTTAATAAATAAATTAGCTTGTTTGAAAGTAGATGAACACTATCGATGGTTAGATGGTGAGAGAAATAATGAAATAAAATTTTTTAAAAAACTTCAAACTTTACTAAAGGAGTATAATCCAGTATTTGTTACTTGGAATGAAACTTTTAATAAGGGTACAGAAGATTTTGTATCCTTAATACAAGTTAGTTCAAATTGGCAAGAAGGTGCTGGTGAAAAACGAGATGACCATCCTGGACCAAAGGGGTGTTATGAAATGTATAAAAAAATACATACACTACTTAATGTAAATGAACCTTTTGTTGATTTTAAAATCGAAGATAAAGATTTAATTTAATTATGTATAAAATACTTAAAAATGCTTTATCGTTAGATGAATGTGAATTCATTTTTTCTGAATTTGAAAAACTAGAAAAGAAAAAAGATTGGCTAGTTAAAGATTCTGATATAGTACATAAATGGGAAATATCTGATAGGTATACCGAAAAATTAAAAATAGAAGTTGAAAAATTTTATTCAACCAAAGTAAATACCGTTTTAGGGTATACTAGAAAATCACTTAAAGGACAAAAACTTCACAAGCACAAAGATGTATGTGAACTTGTTATTAGTGTTTTAATTAAACAATCTGATACAATTGCAAGTCCTTTATATCTTTGGATTGGTGGTGAAAAAGTTGAAATAATTTTAGAACAAGGTGATGGGGTAATATTCGAAGGAAGTAAAATATTTCACGAAAGAGATACATTAACATCGGATTGGTTAGTTGGTATGATATTAGCATACGAGAGAGTTAGAGAACCAAAATTAATGTAAGATGCAATCTATTATTCAAAAAAAATTATTCAATAAAGATGATTGTCATTACTTTAAATCATTATCTGATGATGAATCATTCAAACGCAGTAAAGTAACAGGATATAGTAATATTGATGTTATATCAGAACATAGAACTTCAAGTGAGTTAACTATAGAGCTAACACATAATTTATCAAATATGATGTTAGAAAAGTTGAAAGAATTTGAAATAAAAAATTTACCTGATTTTTTTATAATTCTGAAATATGATAAAAATCAAGAGTTCAAAAGACATACCGATTCAGGCATTGAATATCCAAACAGATATAAAACTTTAATAATACAACTTTCAAATGAAACCGATTATGATGGTGGTGAATTATGTATTTTTCACAATGATGATACAATAGTATCTTCAAAAGAAATTGGAAATGTTATAATGTTTGATTCATCTATCGAACATAGTGTTAATAAAATTAAAGATGGTATACGATATAGTATTGTTTTTTGGTTATCAATTGATAATTTCGCATTAAATAAATCACTAATATAGTGTTCTGATTGACTTAATAAAAAAATAATTTTTATAATGATAAACTTTACAAAAGAAGAATGTAACGAAATAATATCATTATCAAATTTATTTCAAAAACATTTATCAAATGAATGGTGGGAAAGTAATGAAACTATTTATTTTGCTTGGCATATAGAAAGAAATGAAATAACTGAATGGATATTTGAACGATTGTTAAACTATCTTAAAATGAATACAAACATCACATTGAATAAACCACTCAATGTGATTCATTTACAAAATGTACAAAAGGGAAATAAATTTGAACCTCATATTGATAAACATAGTTTATATAACATAGGTGCTTGTTTAAATGATGATTATCAAGGAGGAGAACTCATTTGCTATAATCCAAAATTTATTGTACCTAAAATTGCCGGAAATATCTATACCTTTTATGGTAGTAGATTACACGAAGTAACAGAGGTTACTAGTGGTGAACGATGGTCTCTAATTGCATTTTTAAGTAAAGATTTATTAAAGAATAAATTAGTATGATTGATAAATCAAAATATATATGCACAACTCCATTCTTCTTTACAGAGGTAGAAGATAATAAACAATTTTTATGTTGTCCATCTTGGTTAAGTACGGATATTAATAGTGGTAAAGGGATATTGGATAGTTTTAATTCTGAAATTTCTGAAAAAATAAGAGATAGTGTAACTGATGGTAGTTACAAATACTGTAATGAATTTTTGTGTCCATATTTAGCAAGTTTTAAAAGTAATAGAATACCTTCTAAATTCATACCCAATACATCCGAAAATGTTGATTATTTACATAAAACAAAGGGGCCTAAAATAATTAATTTTACATTTGATAGAAGCTGTAATTTTCAATGCCCATCTTGTAGGGTTGAATTAATAAATTATAAAGGTAGTAAACGAATATCCGTAGAAAAAAAACTAACTGAAATTAACGATGAAATATCACCGTTCGTTGAACGATTGGTATTAAGTGGTTCAGCTGACCCATTTTTCTCAAAATCATTCAGACAGTTTCTTATTACATTGGATTCAAATAGATTTAAAAAATTAAAATCAATTCATTTACATACAAATGGTTCATTATGGACTCCTGAAATGTGGGAGAAAATGAATGGTATACATCGTTATGTTAATACTTGTGAGATTTCAATAGATGCTGCTACAAAAGAAACATACGAAACTAAAACTAGAATTGGAGGTAATTGGGATGTGTTGCATGAAAATTTAAAGTTTATAACAAAAATACCAACTATAAAAGAATATATTTTTTCATTTGTAGTGCAAGATACTAATTATAAAGAAATGTACGATTTTTATAAAATGATTAAATCATATATGGATAAAAGAGAAACTAAAGTAAAATGGGATATTAGAACCAATGTGATTTCTGATTGGGGTACATTTAGTGAAGCTGAATTTAAAATTAAAAATGTAGCAAATCCAGACCATGCTGAATATAATTCGTTTTTGTTAGAATTGGATAAAGTTAAAAATATTCCAAATGTAATACATAATTTTCATCATTTATATACAACTGAAAAACCTTTAATTTAAATAATGGCAACACTTTGGACTTTTGGTGATTCAATGACCTTTGGACACGGGTGTGTACCAAATTATGAGGGAGATGAATACTATAAAAAATATAAAAAATCAGATGATGATTTGATTTGGCCTGTTATATTGGCTAATAAATTAGGTTATAAATTAAATAATTTAGGAAAATGTGGAGCATCTAACGATTATATATTTGATAAGATAATAGATAATTATCATTCAATTTCGGAAAACGATATTGTAATTGTTAATAAAACTTTTTCATATAGATTTGATATACCATCTCATAATCCAGATGAATTTTATAATGTATGTGGTGAGGTTATTAAATCCGATACTGGTTATAAGACCACAATTGAAAATAAAGAAAAATATGAAACTATTGTTAATTTTTCATATTACTTTAGTGGACACGATGTATATCGTAAACGTCACGAGAAACGATATGATTTTTTAAAATCTATAATAAAATGTTATAAATATTTTGAATTTTATACACAAACTATTTGGGAGGATTCACACGCACAGAATATAAAAGATGCTACCAAAGGTAAAATGGAAGATTACCATTTAAGTTTTCTTGGGCATAAACAATTCGCTAATTATGTATACTCATCATTATTTAATGAAGATGGTAAAAAATTATTATAAGAAACGGTAATTTGTAAAATTCATATTTTTTTACTATATTTACTTGTAAAAATTTTAATTATGATTATATTACCGCAGAATCCAATAACCGAAAATAGCTTCAATAGATGGAAGTGTCATAAAATAGAAGTAGAAGATGGTATAGATTCCTACCATTATTACGTCATACCATTGGTAGATATAGATGAAGATGATATAGAAAATATAGAATTTGCTCCAGTATTATTCAGTTCCGAATCTGATGAATTTTTTGATGAAAACGGAAACACAATCTACACCGTTCGATTATTTGATGATGATTTACCTGAATTAACTACTGAAGAAGAAGTTGAAATTCTGTATGAAATCCTAACAAAGAAAAAACTTTTTATGTAATGACTAGGAAAATTTGAAAATTTTTCGTATGTTTGGGTATTATTAATAGTTAAACTCATTACTACTCAAGAAAATGAAGCAAAAAACAGAACAAGAATTAAAAGCAAATTACGAAAAGTTTCTCAAAATCCTAGAAAAGTACTTCACAGGTGAAAGATTAGAAAAACTTCTTCATATGTATTCTGAATCAGAATTAGGTGGTAACCTTATGATTTCACCAGCTTCTGGTAATTTAAATTTTCATAATGCATATCCAGGTGGTTATATCGACCATATTTTTAATGTTTGCAAGAATGCACTTGCTGTAAAAAATCTATTTACATCACAAGGTGGTGAACCTGATTTTACAGATGAAGAATTAATTTTTGTAGCACTACATCATGATTTAGGTAAGTTAGGAACCAAAGAAGAATTACATTATCATCCTAATGAATCAGATTGGCATGTAAAAAATAAAGGTGAAGTCTATACTAGAAATAGTAAGAACTCGTATATGGCTATTACTGATAGAACTTTCTTCTTACTTAATAGGTATGGTATTCAGTATAATGAAAATGAATACTTTGGTATTAAACTTACAGATGGTATGTATGATGAGGATAATGTAAAATACTATAAAGTATTTGATGTATCCAAGTATCTTAAATCAAACATTCAGTATATAATGCATTGGGCAGACCATATGAGTACTGTTATTGAAAGACAAAATTACAATAAATCTAAATAATACAGACATTGTGTCAGATATTTATTAAAGAATACTGACACTTTGTCATATTAATTTGGTTGGTATAGTATTGGATAATATGAATTTAAATTATTTCAAAAACTTAAACAAATTAACTATGTACAATTCAGATTTAAAAAAATTAGTAAATTTATTTAATTCTCCAAACTGGTACACTACCACAACTAATTACAATACATTTGCGGCAGATTACGATGTAACGCAGTTGGAGGATGGTAAACAACAATTAACATTTAATGTATTAGGGCATGATGTTAAAAACATTAAATTAGAAGTTACCGAAGATAAGGTAACAATTAAAGCAAAAAAGCAAGAAGGTAGTTCTCCGTTAGTACAGGACATCGATTCCACATTCAGTGTAGGCAAAGATTATGATGGAACTAAAACGGAGGCAAAATTCACTAATGGGTTACTTACTTTAACAATTGATAAGAAAGACGAAAGGAAATCAAAATCAATTTCAATTAAAGTTGATTAAGTGAATTATTTTTTGTATATTTATAGGTGGTAGGGTAAACTTACCACCTTTTTTTATTTAAAAATACTTATTACTATGATATACGACGAAAAAATAAAAAACCTATTGGAAGCCATTGATGGTAAATTGAGAATTTTACAGAATGGAATTAGTGGTGCACAACATTTATCACCATCTGAAGCACATGCTACATTAGCAGATGCTAGAATGTTAGTAGAACGCGTAGCAGAATTATCCAGAATAAATCGATAATATGAATTGGCTAAAAGTATTAGTGGGGTTATCTGCTATTATTATAGCCGGATGTGCTGCTTATTTCTCTGTAACTGGATTAGGTGTTCTTTTTGCAGGAGCATCTACATCTGTTATAGTGATGGCATCTTCGTTGGAGTTAGCTAAATTAGTTGCTGCAACATACTTAAAACAAAAATGGGATGTAATTGGTGGGTTTAACAAATGGTATCTTACACTTTCAGTAGGAGTTCTTATGTTAATCACCTCTGCAGGTATTTTCGGATACCTTTCTAATGCTTTTCAGGCACAATCTCTTCAGTTACAACAGGTAGATAGAGAAATTGAAGTTCATCAAACTAAAATTGACCAAAACACTGCTCAAATCACTCAACTTTCTACTCAAATTAGTGAATTTAATACTAATCAAGGTAAAATTATCGATGGAGGTACGGTAAATTCTCGTTTACTGCGTTCAATTGATGCTAGAGATAAAGAAATCAGTAAAATTAATGATAAAATTTCAATTTTACAAGAAGAAAATGCAGCCGAAACCGAAAAAATTAACGAAATTAAGGTTACTAACCTAGATTTAGAGAAAGAAGTGGGTGGATTTCGATTTGTAGCAGAGGCATTTGATATAGAATTGAAAAATGTAGTAAAATTCTTCATATTTTTGATTGTAATTGTCTTTGACCCACTCGCAGTTGCTCTAATTATCGCATTTAACGGATTAATTTCTGATAAAAAAGAAAAAGAATACGAAGTATACGGTGATAAAGAAAAACAAAGAGAACTTCTTAAAGAAATCATACAAGCAGATGAGAAAGATGGTCTGTATGATGATTGGGATGTAATTTTGAACGACGGATTGGAAGATAAACCAACGGTAAATGAAGATATAGTAGAAAATCCCCCTAAAGAAGAAGAAGAATTACCGAATTTAAAATGGGAAGAGTATATGCATCCAGAATTTCCATGGAATAATCGTAAATTGTGGATAAATAATCCAAAAGCGGTAAATTATTGGTTAAATACTAAAAAAGGGAATGTTAGAGATTTAGCTAGATTCCGCACAGAGGATGAAAACATCAAAATTTACTAAACGCTTGTAAATACGAAATAATTTTCTTATATTTAACATATGAATATAGGATATGCATGTATTAATATGACCGTAGGTAAGAAAATTACCACTAATCGTACAATGGTCAAAAAAACCTTCAATCAAAAAGGTTTAGATTACGTTTCCGAACTTGCATTACTCAATGCAAAGGATGTTATTAAGATTTTAGAGTGGAATAGGATGAATGGTATTAAGTTCTTCCGTCTTTCATCTACTATCATTCCGTGGGGTGATAATTTCGACATTACTCAATTAAAGGATTACAAAGAAATCAAATCAGAGCTTAAAAAAGCAGGTGATTTTGCTAAATTTCATAATATCCGTATTAATTCACATCCAGGTCCATTTAATGTATTACCATCTCCAAACGAAGAAGTTATTCAAAAGACTTTTGCCGATTTGGAACTACATGGTAAGATTTTTGATATGATGGGGTTATCAAAAACACATTACAACAATATAAATATCCATTGTAATGGTGTCTACGGAGATAAAAAGTCTGCAATGGATAGATTGATACAAAACTTCAAAAGACTCTCACCAAGCGTACAAAAACGATTGACATTGGAGAATGATGATAAAGCATCTATGTACTCTGTTAAAGATTTGATGTATATCCACGAACATACTGGTATTCCTATTGTTTTCGATTATCACCACCACCAATTTTGTACAGGTGGATTAACGGAAGAAGAAGCTCTTAAATTAGCAGCAACTACTTGGCCAAAAGGTATTACGCAAGAAGTTCATTATTCAGAATCGAAGGCATTACATGAAAACAACCCAAAAGAAAAACCGCAAGCACATTCCTATCTTATTAATGCCCTCCCCAATACATACGAGTTGGATTTGGACATTATGGTTGAAGCAAAAGGAAAAGAATTAGCAATTTTACCTTTTATAAAAATAATGTTATGAAAAAATACGCACTATACATCGGAAGATGGCAGAATTGGCACAAAGGACATGAGTGGTTAATCAATCAACAATTAGAAAAGGGTAAAAATGTTTGGTTAGCAATTAGAGATGTTCCAACAGATGAGAATAATCCAAAAACTGCTCAACAGGTTATGATAGATTTAACTAAAGAATCTTTTTTTATTGATAATTGGGATAAAATTCATATATCAATTATTCCTGATATTGAATCAGTAAATTATGGTAGAGGAGTAGGGTATGATGTAATTTATCACGAACCACCCACAAATATAGCCGAAATTAGTGGAACTGCAATCAGAAATGGAGAAATAGATGCCACAGGTAAAAAGACACATAGCTAAAACCATCTCATACCGCATTGTAAGTACTTTAATTGGATTCTTAATAATGTGGTGGATAAGTGGTTCTATTAAAATAGGTGCTGCTTTCGGAGTGGTTGAATTAGTGTACAAACCCATACAATACTTTCTACATGAAAGAATATGGTATAAATTTATAAAATACGGACTTAAAAATAAATAAAAATATGAAATTAATTACAGACAAAGCATCAAACGGATTACAATCTAAAGAATTTAGCGAGTTTCTTTTAACACGCGTCCCCAAAACCGAAATTACTGCTAAAGAAGCAGATGAATTAGAACAAACTCTGAAAGATGGATTAAACGAATACCCAGGATTAGGTATATCTGCAACTCAATTGGGTATTAAAAAAAGAGCATGTTATATTAAGTTTGGGTACGATGAAGATAGTAGAGAACTATTTTTAGTGAATCCCGTTATTACAGAACGGTCTAAAGAAGGATTTCTTTTTTATGAAGGATGTTTATCCATTCCTAAAACCATTGAAAACCCATTACGAACTATTAGGTCTTGTAAAATTAAAGTTCAAACTGATAATTTGGGAGAATTGGAATTTGAAATCAATCCAGAAGGAGATAAAGCTGATGAAAGAGTTTCAATTGAAACAATGATGACTGTTATCGTTCAGCATGAAATTGACCATTTAGATGGAATAACTATTAAAGATAGGGTTTATTCTACAACTATCGTAAAGAAAAATAATTATGGTAGAAATGATAAAATTGTAATGAAATCACCAACTGGTGAACTGGTTGAGGTTAAATACAAAAAAGCAAATAATTATTTTTTACAAGGATATGAAATAGTGTAATTATGGAAATAGCTTTATTTATAATCACCTTATTATTCGTATTATGTATTTACATTATTTTTAACTTATTAAAAAAGTTAGAAAAATACGAAGAGTTTGTAGAAATAGAAACTCAAAGAAACGAAGCATTACTGGAGGCATTACGACAAATTGATAGTCGTGAAATGTTTGAGAAGGATGATGAAGTAGGTTCTATATTTTATCAAATAAAAGAAACTATCGAAAGATTCAAACAATTTAATTAAAATGCCTAGAAAAGCCAAAAATAAACAATACTTTACATCAGATACGGAACAAGCTATTATCGAATATAATCTATCGGATAATCAGCGTGTTAAAGATTTATTATATAGAGATAGAATTAAACCTGCATTTGATAAACTAGCAGAAATAGTTTATAACAAATGGAAGTTTTCATATTTCGATGATGACCCACAGGATGTGATGTGTGAAGTAGTTGCGTTTATGATTGAGAAGATTCATATGTATAAAAATGGAAAGGGTAAAGCCTTTTCGTATTTTACAATTGTTGCTAGGAATTATTTAATTTTAAATAACAACGCAAATTACAAAAGATACAAAGATACCGATATAATGTCTGCAATGCCAGACCATTGGGATACTGAAAACAATTTTACAGAAGAAGTTCGTAATGATGACCATAGAACTTTTAATGTAGTAATGTTGAACTATTGGGATAAACATTTGGAAAACTTCTTTCCTAAAAAAAGAGATTTACAAATAGCAGATTCCGTATTGGAATTATTTAGAAGAGCAGAATACATAGAAAATTTTAATAAAAAATCATTATATCTACTTATTAGAGAAATGACAGGACACCCAACTCATTATATTACTAAAGTTGTTAATAAGATGAGAGAAAGACAAATGGAACTATATAATGAGTTCGAAAGAGATGGTGACATAAAAATTTAAGATTATGATTCAATTAGGATTATCAGCATTTTACCACGATTCAGCTGCGGCATTAGTTATAGATGGTAAGGTAGTATTTGCAATAGAAGAAGAGAAGTTGTCGGGTATAAAGCACGACAACTCTTTTCCGTTTAAGGCCATAGAAGCATGTCTATCTCATGCACAAATTACAATAGATGAAGTTGATATGGTGTGTTGGTATGAAGTACCAAATATCAAATATGATAGAGTTAGTAAGACATTAGGAAAGAGATGGATTAAGTATTTCAAAACTTGGAATAAATTTAAAAAAGAATTTAAAGCAACTCAAGGTAATTTAAAAAAATATATAAAAGATGCTATTGGATACGATGGAGTAATTACATTTACAAAACATCACTTATCTCATTTGGCTTTATCTTTTTATACCTCACCTTTTGATAAAGCTATTGGAATTTCAATTGATGGGGTTGGTGAATGGGATACCATATCCATTGCAGAATGTAATTCAAATGGTATTATTGAAATTAAAACAGTCAAATTCCCAAATTCATTGGGATTAATATATTCAACTATAACTTCATATTTGGGATTTAAACCAAATAGTGGTGAGTACAAAGTAATGGGATTGGCTCCATACGGAGATTCTTCAAAATATAACGAATTATTTGATACATTCGCATCATTGGATACTGTTAATTTGGTTGATATAAATCAGAAGTATTTTACATGGGAGTATTCTAATACGGATATGTTTACATTGGATTTGGTTAAATTGATAGGATTTGAACCACGTGAACCTGAATCTAAATTAGAACAACATCATATGGATTTAGCTGCTGCTTTACAACGATGGTATGAGAGATGTTTGTATTATATTATCAATAACTCATGCAGTCATTCCGATAATTCAAATTTAGTATTAGGTGGAGGATGTGCATATAATGGAACTGCTAATGGTAAAATAAAAAAACATTGTGCAATAAAAAATGTTTGGATTCCATACGCACCATCTGATGCGGGTTCTGCAATTGGAGCATGTTTATATGTGTGGCATGATGTAATTGGAAATCCTAAAGTAAAAGGTGGTGATAACCAATCCCCATATTTAGGACCCGAATTTAGTAAAGAATATGTATTAAACATTATAGATAGAATCGGAGATATATCGTTTAAATACTATAAAAATTCAGATGAGTTATTAAATAAAACCGCAGAGTTAATCAATGAAGGTAATATCATAGGATGGTTTCAAGGTAGAACTGAATTCGGTGCAAGAGCATTAGGTAATCGTTCTATTTTAGCCAATCCACATTTACCAGATGTTAGAGATAGGATAAATAAGGTTGTCAAAAAGAGGGAAATGTTTAGACCATTTGCTCCATCCGTAACTCACGAAGATTATCAACAATACTTTAAATCAGAAGAAGATGTTCCATACATGAATCAGGTTGTACAAGTAATTTCCGAAATACCAATCCCATCCGTAACTCATGTAGATAATAGTGCACGAATTCAAACGGTAAAAAGTCAACAAAATCCTCTGTATTATGAATTGTTAAAAGCATTTGAAAAAGTAAGTGGAACACCTATACTATTGAATACATCTTTTAATTTAAGAGGACAAACAATGGTTAATGACCCGTACACTGCGGTTAACACATTTAAAAATTGTGATATGGATTATTTAGTTATTGGTAATTACATAATAAGTAAGATATAATACGAATACAATCTAATAAGTGAATAACTTTATAATTATATAGTAAAGAACAACATAATATGAGCGCAGAATTTCAATTATTTGATGGTAAAAACTTATCATCACTATTCAAAGATATTTACGATAATCAACAAGTAAAGAAGAAGAACATTTCAGAAATGATTGAATCACTTCGTAAGTTAATTAAAAGTGTAGGTGAAGCAACTGTAATAGCTCCCATTATTAGAGACCTAATCGATTCATCCATTAAGAATGATGACCATTTAATTAAGTTGGCTACAATTGCACAGAGATTGGCACAGGCTGAAGCTAAAGGTATAGGTGAAGATGGTTGGTTGAGTGAACATGAAAAGGCTCAATTGCTTACCGAATTAGAAGATACGGTAAATGAATTGGACAAGAAGAACGATGAAAAGTTATTAGATATTCAGGTCGAAATTGAAGAGATAAAAACTAAATTATAATGGCAGATACCCAAAGTAACATATTTGGATTTTTAGCAACAGTAGATAATGTATATGGTACAACAACCGAATTATTAACTAAAGAAGCAGGTGAAGCTGGACTTGATGCTATTTCGGTATACAACGATAATAAAGCATTTTCTGACAAAGATGCTAGAATGTACGGTGCCATTACTTATCGAAGAGAAAGTAATATCAAAGTAGATGATTACGCATTTCCATTTGATAAAAATAATTTTACATTTCCAATCAAAGGAGAAACGGTAGTGATAGTAAAATTACACAATCAATCATTTTATCTACCATATACCAATACTCCTTATTCAAATTATAGAAGAGATTACACAACCTATTACGCTACGTTAGAGGAAGATGTAGAAGTGCCTGCTGGAAAACAAGGTGGTGGTTCTATGGCTAATACTGCTGCTACTGGTGGTAAGACAAATGCAAAAACTAAAACTAAAGATAAAAACGAGTATTCGGTAAATGAAAAAATTAAATTTTTAAAACCATCAAACGGTGATACTATTATAAGTGGTAGAGTTGGCAACACAATTCGTTTTAGTGAGTTTTTTTTAACTGAAGATAGTAAAACATCATCCCCATCTATATTCATTCGTAATAAACAGAATCCAGAATTAGATTCAAAAAAAATAGGTGAATTAGTAGATGAAGATATTAACAAAGATGGTACATCAATTTATATAACTTCTAATAAAGTTAAAGTACCTTTTAAAGAAACCGTAGCTAAAACTAAAACTGCATTCAAAGGATATCCATCATCCGATTCGTTAAAAGGTGACCAATTATTTATAAATTCAGATAGAATAATCCTTTCATCAAAAGCAAGTGAATTTATTATATTTGGAAAAGGAAATACTGGAATACTAACTGATGGTAATTTTACAGTTGATGCAGAGCAAGAAGTTTATATTCACAATAATAAAAATATAACATTACACTCAAAAGGTTCTAATCAGATATTTCTTAATTCCGATAGTGGTAAAGTATTTATAGGAAAGAATAGTGGAGTAGGACAAGAAGGAGCGGCTGTACAACAAATGGTATTGGGTGGGGAACTTGTTAAGATATTAAAAGATTTAATAAGTGCGATTTTACAACAAAATTACTTAACACCATCTGGTCCATCGAAAGTTGGTCCAGAAAACGCTGCAGCATTTCAATCAATAAACTCACAATTAAAAACCATATTATCTGCTAATAATTATTTAAGTAAAACCTAATGGCTATAAATTTAAATGCGGCAAAACAACTTTTTAAAGGAGGAATTTCTAATAGTTGGTCGGACTTTTATTTAAATATGTCATTAGAAATGGCAGAAAATGTTGCTAAATCTAAAATAGCAGCGGTAGCTTCTTCGGTTGTGGGAGGTACTTCTGTATTGGGTGATACTGGTGTTATTGGTGATTTTTTCCCTGAAACAGATTTAAATAATATAGCAAACAACTACTCATTCGCTCAATCTTTAACCGAAGAATATGATAAAGCTATACGAGGTGGTAAAACTTTGATAGGAGGTGTTCCATTCACAGGAGGCAATGTTGCTTTAATGGAGTCAACTTTACTTTTAATTTTGAATACAACTACATTAAGTAAAACTGGAGATTTGTTAAGAGATATTGGACCTGCGATTCAGGCATATTGGTTAGGTGCAACTTCTGCTAAAATACCTGTTCCAAATATACCATGTATTGGTGCAGTTGCAAATTTAACAACAAATACTGGTTTGAATTTATCTCCTGGAATATGGACACCAATTGTTGTACCACCAATGGCTAGTATTTCACCATTTTTATTAAATTTTATAATATCCGCATCAGTACATTTACTAACGGTAGGTGGATTATTTACTTGTAATTGTACATACCCTCCACCTGCCCCACCTGCTCCTGGAGTTTTACCATGGGCTGGTTATTTTGTTAAACCATTTAGTGGTAGTCCATTATCTTCTTTAGATTTTAAAGATATGGTATCACTCGCGGGTGGTATAGCAATAGTTGGTGTAGATACTGCATTAGATGCAACGAGTGCTATAACTCAAACGGAAAATCAAACTGATACACTTTCTGCAATTGGAACTGCTATCGCTAAAGGATTTATAGAAGGTGAGCAAACTCAAGAACCAGAAATCGCAGCAGCTATAAAATCTATAATATATGGAGATGAAGCAGAACTAATAGAATCATCTACACTACTTGCCTCAAGATAAATCGGTGTAAATTTTAACTTATTATATTTATTAACAAACAGAACAATAATTTTTATGAAATCAGACATTTTAGTATCACTAATTAAAGAAGTGGTTAAGAATGAAGTAAAAGCACAAGTAAAAGAGGAAGTTGCTAAACTTATCAAATCTGGTGCAGTTACTCCAAATTTACCTAAAGCATCAACCGCACCTACTTTAAAGGAGGCTATTAAATCAGTAGACCCATTTGCAGCTGCGAATAATGCTTTACAACAAAGTAGAAAGGTGGTACAACCTCAACAAAAACCTCAAATCAAAAAGGAATTTTCAAAAGACCCGATGATAAATGAGATTCTAAATATGACCCAACCATTTTCATCAGAACAACGTAAGGAAGGTGCTCAAGCAGTTGGGAGTGTATTAGATATGATTAAACCTGAATTAAGAGTTGATGAGAGTGAATGGGAAACTATGGATTTTAGAGAGGTAAATGTACCATCTAATGTTCCAAACTTTGAATCTACGGGTGATGGATTACAAGATGCTACAATAAAGGCATTATCAAGAGATTATTCAGAATTAGTAAAAAGATTTAAATAATGGCAATAGAGTTAGGTAATGTAAAAGTAGCGGATTTAGCTGAAAATGATTATAAAGTATTAGGAATTGGGATAAACAAATCTTCAAATTCTAATGGTGTATTTTCTACAAATTATACTACTCTAACTCAAGCAAAAGATAATTTAAAAAACCTAATCCTAACAAAAAAAGGAGAAAGATTAATGAATCCTGAATTTGGGTGTGATGTTTGGTTGGTGTTATTTGAACAGATGGACGGTGCTACTATTGAGTCAAGAATTGAAACATCTATTGTAGATGCAGTTGATACTTGGTTACCATATTTAAGTTTAACTTCAATAGTATTTGATTACGATGATAATGATATTGATACAAACAGAATATCATTGGACATTCAATTTTCTTTAGCATCAAATCCAAATTTAACAGAATCAGTACAAATAAACATAAATAATTAGTAATGGCAATTAATCCATCAAACAAAAGTTGGGGTAGTGATACTAAAAACATCAATTACATTGGTAAAGATTTTGCCACGTTTAAGCAAAATTTAATAGATTTTACTAAAACCTATTTCCCAAATACATATTCAGATTTTAATGAAGCATCACCTGGTATGGTGTTTATTGAACAGGCTGCTGCAATTGGAGATGTTCTTTCATTTTACCAAGATACTCAATTAAAAGAATCAATGTTATCCCATGCTACGGAACGTAAAAATGTGGTTTCATTGGCTCAATCTATGGGATATAAACCTAAAGTAACTTCACCCGCTATAACCACACTGACTGTTTATCAATTAATACCATCGGTTTTTGAAGTTGAAAATGGTGGTGTTAATTATTCCGCAGATAGTAGATTTTATTTTAAAATAAAAGCTGGATTTGAGGTACAATCCTCCACAAATAGTAATGTATCTTTTATAACTACCGATGCAATCGATTTTGAAAATCCAACGGATAGAACAATTGAAGTATACGAAAGGGATGCTACAACTGGTACCCCTACTCAATATTTAGTATCCAAAAAAATTAAAGCCATTTCAGCTAAAGAAAATACTACTGCTATTACATTGGGTAGTGATACTGATTACCCATCTATTCAATTATCCGAAACTAATATCATACAAATAGTATCAATAACTGATTCCAATAACAACAGATATTATGAAGTTCCATATTTGGCTCAAGAAAGTATATTTGTAGAACAACCCAATGTGAATGATTTATCACAGTATTCTGGTTCAGTACCATATATTTTAGAAGTACAAAAAGTACCTCGTAGATTTTCTGTAAAAATTAATTCGGATAATACAACTGAAATACAATTTGGTAGTGGTGATGTTAATTTAAGAGATGAGCAAATACTACCTAATACAAAAAATATAGGATTAGGTTTGGCAAATTCTATTAATAGATTGAATCAAGGAATTGACCCATCTAACTTTTTAAAAACAAACACATTTGGCATAGCACCTGCTGGGCAAGTGTTGAGTATAAAATACTTAACAGGTGGAGGAATTGCATCAAATGTTAATGTTGGTGATTTAACAAAAATTCAAAAAATTGAATTCGATGATGATTTACTGGCTATCCCAACGGACATTGTTGGTATGTATAACTCATTCAAATCATCAATTGCAGTAGAAAATTTAGAACCTGCAATAGGTGGTAGAGGGGCAGAATCTATTGAAGAAATCAGACAAAACGCTTTAGCAACATTTGGTTCACAAAACAGAGCAGTAACTAAACAGGATTATATAGTAAGAGCATTATCATTGCCAGAAAGATATGGTTCAGTTGCGAAGGTGTATGTATCTCAAGATGGAGAGATAGACAACAATTCACCTGCATCTATTTTATCTAGCCCAGCATCTATTGCAGAATTTACTAATTTAGTAGATGGATTTAAGGGTATGAGTAAATCGGATATTCAAGGACAATTAATTAAATACCTTTCAACTAAAAAATCATCATTAAATGAAGTAAATAATCCATTTGCTATCAATATGTATGTTTTGGGGTATGATTCTAACAAACATTTGGTAAATTTAAATCAAGCAGTTAAACAAAATCTTAAAACTTATTTAGGTGAATATCGATTGATTACCGATGCGGTAAATATGATTGATGGATTCATTGTAAACATAGGTGTTGACTTTGATGTAATATGTTATTCAAATTACAATAAAAGAGAAGTGGTTGCTAATTGTTTAGTTAAAATACAAGATTATTTTAATATAGATAATTGGACATTCAATAAACCAATAAACATTTCTGAATTAGAATTAATACTTGCAAATGTAGAAGGAGTCATGAGTGTTCCATCTGTTAAGATTTCAAACTTATGTGGTGGAGATGGAAATTATTCACCAAATAAATACAATATCGATGAAGCAACTAGAGGTAAAGTGGTATACCCATCATTAGACCCTTGTGTTTTCGAAGTAAGATACCCTAACAAAGATATAAAAGGAAGAGCTTTATAATATGCATAAATTATTCACATCATCGTTCGATGCCAGTATTTACTTACAACAACCAGACCAAAATGCAGGTAGAGATGAGATATTAGAGGTTGGTAAATTGTATTATGGTTCTAGTAAAGATATAGCTAGAACTTTAATAAAATTTGATGTAGCTAATATGGGAATCCCAAGTGGTTCTATTGTATATTTAAATCTAAAATCCTCCCAAGCGGAAGAAATTCCTTTAGAATATACGATACACGCTAACGCAATATCACAGAGTTGGTCAATGGGTACTGGTACTAAATTCGATAACATTACATCAGATGGTGTAAGTTGGAAATACAGAAATGGTGTTAATACTTGGCAAGATAATGTTACGGCAGGAACCGCAGTGTTTACACCGGGTACAACTGGTTCTGCAAATGCGGAAGGTGGTACATGGTATACGGCATCACAGGCATCTCAATCTTACAACTACGAAGATGCAGATATTAGAATCAATGTGACAGGTATAGTTAATGGATGGTTAAGTGGTTCTATACCAAATAATGGGTTTATCGTACATCATGGATTAGAAAACGAAGAAAATACATTAGATTATGGTGTATTAAAATTCTTTTCTAAAGAAACCAATACGATATATGAACCAAAATTAGAGGTAGTTTGGAATGACACATCCTTTGCAACTGGAAGTTTATTACCAGTAACTGGCTATGCTGAAGATGATTATAAGGTAGTTATTACCAATTTAAAAACGGAATATACTAAAGATAGTAGAATAAAAATTAGAATTAAAGGTAGAGATATGTTTCCTTTAAAGTCATTTTCAACAACATTTGAATACGACCAATCAAAGTATTTACCTACAACATCATATTATCAATTAGAAGATTATATCACAAACGATGTTATATTTCCATTTGGAGAATACACTAAAATTTCATGTGATAACACATCTAATTATTTTATTTTAGATTTAAATACATTACCATTGTATAGAACATACCGATTAAAATTAAAAATAATTGATGGTGAAATATCTACTATAATTGATGATAAATTAACATTTCAAATAGTATAACAATGGCATTAACATCATTAGAAGCAATTGCATTAAAATTAGAAGAAAAAAGAAACACTGATTTAGAAAACATTCTAAAAGTATCAGGGTCTGCTGCTGTTTCTAAAAATGAATATGGTGTAACCGTAGTTAGTGAAGATAATATCGCATCATCTTTGATATTCAAACCATTGGTTAAATCTAAATTAGATGATGTTGAACTTTTAAAAGCAATTGATACTGAAGTTAAGGAATTAAAACCAAATATCCCTACAGTAAATCTTGATTTAGTACCTAAACCATTATACGACGCTGAAGTTCTTACTAATGCGGATTTAAGAAAACAGGTTCAAAAATTAACAACGGATATTGAAGTTTTAAATGCTGAAATCAACACTTTAACATCACAAGTGTTATCTGAAACTAATAAAAGATTAGCAATAGAGCAAACCAATGATATATTGGCTAATCAGTTGGATGCGTTATCAAAAGTGATTGAACAATTTGCAACACAGATACAATCTGCAGTACAAAAATCAGTAGATGAATCCATTTTAAGAGCATCATTACAATCTCAAAATGCAGGATTTAAAGCACAAATTGAAGCCCTAATTAAACAAATTGATTCGTTGAATTCCATAATTGAAGGATTACAATCTCAATTAGGAGCAGTTCAACAACAACAGGCCATACAACAATCTGCATCCAATACCGCATTAGCAAGTGGTGGTGATATTTTAGTTAAAACCACAATCATTAAGTGGTCAGGCGCAACAACTAGAACTGATATAACAAAGGGATTAGCTGGTAAAATTAATGCAAAAGATTACAATGCAACTAAATGGGAAGCAGGTGGTCAATTGGCTATAACAAACAACGATACTCAACCTGTAAACATAACATTTCAAGTTAAATTGGCAAACAATTGGAATTGGTTAATTATACCAAAGAATAATTTTGATTTAGCTGGTGGTGGAAATGAAACTATAGAATTTAAAATAAAAGCTAACGCAGTACCAAAAAGTGCTGAATCCGAATCCAAATTTATTGGTTGGGGGTCTACTACCGAATATAAAGGAACTATAAAAGTTATTGCAACTAAAAAAGATGGTACAACTGAATTTAAAGAATACCCATGTAATATTGTAAAAGCAAATCCGGGTTCGTATTAATATATAAATTATGAGTATTAGAAAATATACAAATTTTGATAGCATAAATTCAAATTCAACCAATGAAGGACAATTTCTCGTTGCTGAAGATTTATTTATTGTTACTAAAAATCAAACAGAGGAAGCCGAATTTGGTGAATGTAAATATGATGTAATGGAAGTATCTGTATATGATATTAACAATATACTCTTACCCCAAAAATCAGGAAAAAATGTAGCATATATAAAAAAAAATAATATAGGTTCATATATGTATTCACTTACTAATACATTAGGTAAAAAAGAACTTGCTATTAATATTGAAAAATTATTGAATGATTTAGGATTTACAAACGGAATCCTTAAAGTTAATATAAACTTTGTTCGTAGTAGAATTGGTAGTGAAAACGAACTAGAAAGAGTTTGGATACATGAAATATCCCCATCAAGAGCAGAACTTCGTATTATACCATTAAAAACTAACAGTCCTGAAATAAACGCAACTAATACTAAACAATTTTTAAACTTAAACAATCTAAATAGAGATTTTAAATACTATAAAAAAAATATATTAGATGGATTGGATTCGTTTGAAAGAACATCTTTACAATCTATAGATGATGCATTGACAGCAAAATTTGGAAATGATTTTCAATCAGTTCTTAAAAAAGATTTTGGATTAAGTAACTTTAATGCATTTAAAACTAAAATATTTACAGATTTCAGAGATAGTGTTAATTATTGGTTAAACAATAAAAATTATGATATTGCTCAATCTACATTTGGTTCTCCATCGGAGAAACGATTTGATGATTGTGAACAATATGATTTCAATTATTTATTAAATGAAATAAAAAATATTTTAAATAATTCTATAACATTTAATATAAAAACATTAAGTAGAAGGGTTGTAAAATATGAAAAGTTACCTATTGAATTTGGAGTAGAAGAAGTTAAAAAAGAAATTCAAAATTTAGTGGAAGCTTATGATACTAAAGTAGAAATTGTAAGAAATGTGTATTCCCCAGAATTGGTAGCAGTATCATTTGAAGGTATCTCAAATGTAACTCCACCCACACCAGTTGAAGTTATACCACCACAACCACCTGCATTACAACCTCCTCCGAAAATACCTGTAGTAGAAGAGAAGGCTCCTGTAACAATGCCAGAGCCTGTTTTTGAACCACCAGTTGTAACAACAGGCGGAGGAACTGGTGAACAAACTGTAACAATGGGTGAAGGAACTGTTGATGTGTTCACACCTGGTGAAATTTCGTTTAGAGATGAAGCAGCTGGATTGGTAACAACTAAAAGACCTCGTGGGGCAATAAAATAATATTAAAATACTTATATAAAACAAAAGTAATCGATGGCAGAACAAAACGGTCTATACTCCTATCCTGATTTTACTAATAACGCAGGAATCCCATCTAGCAATGGAGAGGCTCCTTTTAATGCCCCCACATATAGACCAAGTAGTCCTCCCTCTAGTTTAAAAATTTATTTAGTAAGTGAAACTAATGATTTAGAGTTTTTTGAAGAAGGTGTATCTACTGGATATGGTAAATCTGTTGATATTGTATATAATTCATCTTTACAATTTAATGGTCCCAAAACTTATACTGCAAATTTAGATAATGGTAAAGTATTATCTAAATTTATAATTAATACCAAACAACTACAATATGCAAATGAAATAGTTGAAGGAATTGGTGTAACTGAATACTCATTAATAGATGATGTATGGGAAGAACAACAAACTCAAAATTTCAATTTTGGAACTATAAGTTTAAGATTTAAAACAGAAGTAGCAAGACGAACACAAACTCCACCTCCACCTCCTGCAGATGTGGTAACCGTTGATAATCCGATGGTTGGATATGAAATTTTGTTTGATTCAAATATAAAAGAATTAACTACTTTAAGTTTAAAATATCAAATTGTATTTGAAGGTAACATAGGTGTAGATGGAGAATTGCAATTATCTAATAATCAGATTGGAAGTATACCTAAAAATGTTTTAGATAGTGCTGTTGTTAATTTTGAAATTAAAGGTAATGTACCCGATGGCATTTTTATTAAAAACATATATTCAGGAACTACTCAACAATTTGGTTCAGATTCAGTTAATTACGATAGATTAACAAAACAAAATTATGCATTCCAATTACCAGCATCATTACTAAATTCTGGATTAGGAGTTGTAATCGAAGCGGAAAAAGAAGTTAAATCAGAAGCACCTGTAGTAGTATTAAATCAAATACAATATAATGTTAACGTAAAAGATTCTGATACAGAAAAAAGTATAGCAATTCCATTTAATACTGAATTTGCAGATTCTGTTTTAGTATATCTTTCAGCTGATAAAGTTTTAGAAATTCCAGCTTCAGATAAAGAAGTAACCTTATTCTTTCAAAAAGATTTCAATGAGGTTTACGGTTCTAAAAAGATATTTTTTGTTCCAACCAGTAATAAATTCGGAACAGGCACTAGAGTAGAAGCAATTGTAACATTTACTGCAATAAATGATTTCCCTGCTATTACGGAGGTTATATATGCAGAATCAATTGATGTACCATCATTTTCTGATTTTAACATTGATTATGAAGTTTCATATTCCTCTTTTGCAGTTTCATCGGTTGATGTTTGGTTAAAACAAAAAGATGGCAGTAAAATTGGATTATTAAGTAATCAACCACCAAACGGTTCTATAAAAATTAATCTTAAAAAATTAAGAGAAAATTATCCAAATTGGGTTGGTAGTGACAATATAACATTAATACTAAAACCATATAATCGAAGTGGAGCAGAGGAGTTAATTGGTAATGAATACGAAGTGTTGACAAAATTAACACTTCCAACACTTTCATTAAATGAAGATATAATTACTAACGCTTTATTTAATGCTTTTTCTGAAAAATTAAAAATTGATGAACCTTCAAAAGAAAGTAAGTATTTAACTCACCTTGCTAATTTTGGAAACGATGAACAAATTATAATTTCATCATGGGAAACCGATGATTTTACATTATCTAAAAAATCTACGGATAATTTAGGTAATACGTTTGTTGCTCCAAATGATGTTGTTAATTCAATTATATTAAAATTATATTCACCATTACCTGCTAATATACAGAATAATTCAACATTCTGGATTACAAAATTAATGAGTAATCCTTTAATTGAAACGGTTGTATTAACGGAAAATAATGATGTAAGTTGTCCACCAATAAAAGGACCTAATTTTACAATTGATGTAGATTTTGTAAAAGGACAATCTACTAATTATGAATCATTAGATAATATAATACTAGATAGTTCTACATCTTCTAATGAGTTAATATCACTATATTTAAGTTCATCGTTAATAACTACGGATGAATTAAATATCGAATACTCATCTGGTTCTACTTATTTATGGGAAAATTTTGTTCATTTTAGTTCTGCAAATGAACGTATTGCTAATTTTGTTTATAAAGTTCAACTCATTGAAGTGTATGAAACTGCTTTAGCAGCAGCTAACGCATCACAGGCACATAGTGGTTCGTTACCATCTATACAGGAAGCAGAAAGACAACAATTAAAGAAAAATCAATTAGTAAACGGATTTGATGGATTTGAAAAATTCTTATACACATCATCTTCTTTAAGTTGGCCTTATAACGGAGCGACTCGAAGATTGAGTACATCTAATGAAGTTTCTAATTGGTACAGTAATATAGAAGAACTTGCAAATATATATGATGCCAATAATTCAAATTATGTATTAAACAATATACCTCAATACATTGTTAATAATAATGAAAATGAAAGTTTATTATTATTCTTTTCAATGATTGGACATCATTTTGATAATATCTATTTCCATACCAAATCAATTGAAAAAAGTAGGGGATTAGGATATAAATCGAAAGATGGTATTTCTGACAAATTACTTTTTGATACATTAAAATCATTTAGTTGGGACGCTAAAAATTTAGCAGCAGATGCTGATTTGTGGAGTTATGTGTTTGGTAAAGATAAAGAAGGTAATGATAGGGAATCAAACCCAGCAAAACAAAGAACTAACGAAGTTTGGAGAAGAATTGTAAACAACTTACCATATTTACTTAAACATAAAGGTACTAGAAGAGGTATACATGCTTTAATGGCATGTTATGGAATTCCATCATCTAATCTTTCAATTTTAGAATTTGGAGGTCCTGAAGTAGGTGATACATCCAAAAGTAAGTTGGTATTAGATAATATCACTACAGGTCTTAATATGACATTAACTTCATCAATAGAGATGGAGTGGAAACAAACAAATAATACTTCTAGTCTTAAACCAAATACGATTGAGTTATTTGTAAAACCATTAGAATCATCCCAATATACTTTAATAAGTGGTAGTGGTTGGAATGTAAATTTAAGTGGTTCTACAAATAGTGATTATGGTAAAGTTAAATTTAATTATAGTGGTTCACTATCAATAGAAACTTCAACATTACCAATATTTAATGGTAAGTTTTTTGGTATATCCGTAAGTAGTGGTTCCGCTGGATTAAAATTAGATGTAAGACAAGCCGATAAAGAAAGAACTATATTCCAAGAATCAATATCATCTTCTAATTATACAAATTGGAATAATGGTTCTACGATTAAATTGGGTGGAAACTATATTGGTAGTGTGGATGAATTTCGTTTATGGTCTGAAGTATTGGATACTGAAAAATTCTACGAACACGTTTCATTCCCTGAAATGATTAATGGAAATAGTGTTTCATCTTCAACCGATGATTTATATTTCCGTTTAGATTTTGAATATCCTAAAAATTTAGCAGAAACATCTTCGTTAATAAATGTTGATACTAACATTTATTTTGAAAATGGTTTGACTAGAAATCATTATGAAAACGGAACTACCGCTTCATTATATTCAGTAAACCTTACACCATTATTATCCGCATCAGCAATTGGTTTTCCATCTGTAAGTGAATACCCATTCCAATTTGAAGTAATTGATAGAACGATTGTGATGGAATATCCAGATGGTGGAGCGAGTAGGTTCTCAACTAATAAGATTAGATTTGAAGACCAATATACTCTAACTAATCAAAAAATATCCGGAAGTGTCGGTGTAGATTTATCAATAAAAAGTAGAGCAACTAAAAAGGCATTTGACCAATCTCCAACCGATTCTAACAGGGTTGGTTTATTCTTTTCTCCTACAAAAGAGTTGAATATGGATATTGCCAAAACTTTTGGTGGATTGAATATCGATAATTATATTGGGGACCCATCAGATGATTATAAACCAAATTACAAATCATTGGATAATTTAAGAAATTATTATTTCCAAAGATTTGATAATAGAGATATTTATTCTTATATAAATCTAATCAAACTATATGAGAAATCTATGTTTGAAGATTTAAAGAAAATGTTACCTGCAAGGGTTAAAGCAACCACTGGTCTATTAATAGAACCACACTTTTTAGAAAGAAGTAAAGTTGTTCACAAAAAACCTACTGCAGATGATTATCAGAAAGAAACTGAAATAAAATTATCTGATACTAGTGTTATTTCATTTGAAGATATTCAAAAAGAAACATTAATAGATGCCAATATATCACAAAATTTAACGGCAGAAAATAATCAGTATGAAGCATTAATTTCAACTGCATCGGTAAATAATTTATTGGCCGAAAACTATCAACAGGATTCTACTATTGATATGAATTCTAATTTTGTTTTTAATTCGGATTATTACCAAAAAGAAATTACTATAGATGCAGAATTGGGAGACCCTACAATTGTAAGTGAAATTGTTAGTTCAAATTCAAATCAAATTATAGGACAAACTGAATTTGAAACAATTGGGTTTGGTATTTATGCACAGAGTGGCTCCGCAATTAGAACATATTTTAATAAGGATAACAGAGTAGTAAAAGAAAGAGTTAGAGTACAATTGGTTACGGAAGAAAAAGAAAGAATTATACAGAAATTTGCAATAACTGCTTCGGCTAACGGATTGGGTGACCCTCGTGGTGGTTATGTTTCGGATATTGAAACATATACTGAAACAAAATTAAATATACAACCATTTAGTGGTTCTACCGTACCCACTGTTAAAGGTAATATAATAGAAGTAAAAAATGTAGATGGTTATTTACCAACACATAATAAATTTACATCCGATTTAACAAGAGGATTGCAAAATAGTTTCTTTAGAGGTTCTAAAAATACTTCGGCAACTACATTGGATGGAAGTTCACCTATTGAAACATTTACATCTAATCCAAATACATTAAGAGTAAATAAGACTGGTAGAGATTCTTCCGAACCTATTTTGGAAGTAGAATAACGAAATTTAAAAATTATTATATTTATAAACAAAAGAATAATAAAATATTATGGGATATTTAAGTAATAGCGAATTAACTGTCGATGCAATTCTTACTAAAAAGGGTAGAGAAAAATTAGCATCAGGTCAAGGATTAAACATCACTCAATTTGCGTTAGCAGATGATGAGATTGATTACACTTTATACGAACCAGCACACCCACTTGGTTCTGCATATTATGATGCAGCTATTAAGGGTATGCCAGTATTGGAAGCTAATCCTGATGAAACTCAAGTAATGAAATACAAATTAGTAACATTACCTAAAAACACAACTCGTATTCCTGTTGTAGAGTTCGGTATACCAACTATTTCGGTTAATCAAAGAAGTGGTGAGGTATCATTATCTCCAACTACATCCCCAGCTGGAAATAGAAGTTTAGGATATACTATTGTTCTTTCTAACAAAAACGCAGGTGATATTGTAGGTGAAGGTGTGACTTCCGATGTAGGTTCAGTACCAGTATTTATTGGTGATGATGTATCTGCAACTGCGGCAATTGCAAAAGGATTGACATTTAAATTTATTCCAAACCCATCATTAACTTCGACTATCAAAACTACAATTACAGTTTATGGTAACGAAACTGGTGGTTCACAAACAATACCAGTAACGATAACTTACGTTCAATAAAATAAACTATGGCATTAATTAGAGACAATAGAGGAGCCCTTTTAGCAAGTAATATAGCTCAATACTTGGCAGGACAGTCAAATGTAGCAGGTACTCCTATCGATACAAATGAATTAGTTAGCATTGTAAACCAATTTTTAGGTCAGGGTGAACAGATTAGTTCGGATATAACCACCATTACAAATGGTATATATAAGAAATTTGGAGCAATTGATAAGGTAACCAACAGAACAGAAATTGTAACTTCTGGAATATGGAGTGGTGATGAGGGTTCATTAACTAATTTTTTCACATCATCGACACAGTTGAACTCTGTAAGTGGTAAATACTATTTGGATGTATACAATCTTGCAACATCATCCACTTCCGCAGAGGTTCAATTCTCAATTGCGTATGGTGATGTAGATGGAAAAGGAACACCTACATTATCTCAAAATGATGATTCAAATTTACAAACAACTGCGGTTTATAACCAATTTAAGAATGTATTGTTAGATGCAGCTGATGCATATTTTAGTGTTTATACTGGTTCAACTGCAGGAGGACATGATTTATCATCATTCTATGTACTTAACATTAATAGAGCTAGATATAAAGAAAAATTAGACCCAGGAAATATACAAATTGCACTATCAGGTTCAGCTGGATATATCACCTTAATTGATGATTCAGGTGGAACTGGTGAAAATGTAACAACTGCGGGTAGAGTTTATAATATGGTTAGTGGTGCATTAAACATTGGAACATCTTTAACTGCTTCAATTGCACAGTATTCCGATACATATACACAACAAGGATACGGTTTATTCTATCCTGATATGGGTATCATCTTATTAAACCCAACTGCACTTTCTGCATCGGTTGGTGGTGAATTATCAGCAGCAGCGGGTTCAACAACCGCATTATATCATCAATCAGGTTCAGTATCTGGTTCATTGAAATTATATGATGCATTGAAGAAAGGAGCTGATTTCCAAGCTCGTAGAACTGAAAATGTTTCTACATCTCATTACTTTGTAAGAGCAAACAATAGAGAATTTAACTTCTCTAACAATCCTACATTCGTAACTGGTTCAGTAGGTGCATTTGTACAACCTTTGTTTGAGAGAGACCCGCATGTATATATTACAACCGTTGGTTTGTATAATGACGCAAACGAATTATTAGCAGTAGCAAAAACTTCTAAACCAATTGCTAAATCATTTGATAAAGAGGTAGCTATAAAAGTAAAATTAGATTTCTAATAAATTACCACTCCTATGATAGACTCGTAGGACCGACTCGTTGGAGTTTCAACCCCATAGTAATATGGGGTTTTTTATTTCTTTATATTTATATGTGATATGTTAAAACGAATACCAAAATCGGATATTAGTATTAGGCCTTTCAAAGCCTACAAAGAATGGAACTTTTCCAGTGGTTCCAATCAAATTACTTTTTTAGAAGCCAATATATCATCATCTGAATTATCAAACGGGTATCCTAAAAACTCTATATACGGACAATTAAGAGCGCAATTTTATAATGGTTTAGAAGATAATCCATTTTTGAGATTTGGTTCCAAAAATAATACATACGAAACCTCTGATTCAGGTAGAGATAGATTTTTAAGTGGGTCTGCAAAAGTAATTTCTATTCCACAGATATATGTTGGTGAGGGAATCAAAAAAGGTTCAATCAGTTTATTGGATAATGGTAAAACATATATAGATGATACCTTTGGAAATTTAATAGATTCGGCAGGTGATACTATTACTATAGTATCTGTAGATATTCAAGATAATGAAATCATATTTACAGACTTGGCTTCTTCTCCATATACTGCTTCTTTCCAAACTGCAGTTGGTGATTTTGATATTCAATCAGAAACATTCAATTTAGTTTATAATGGTGTGAATTATGATATGAACATTGTTAGTTTTAACATTGAAAGTGGTGTAATGGTAGTAGATAATATACCATTCTTATCAGGCGCAGCAGGAACAAATTCAATTGGTAATATATTTTATACTCAAGGTTTGATTGTAATCACTCGTGCACTTAATGATGTATTAATATCTAATTGGGAGGTATCATTCAAATCTACAAAAACAATTTATGAGCATGAATATCTGCTAATTGTTAATGAAGATGAATTCAATGTTTCACAAAACCCATCCGCAGTTGTAACGGAAGGTGGTGAATACGAATCATTTGTTGACTCTTCTGGAAACACACATAGAGTATACTCTAAACAACCTGTTAAATATATTCGTAAAAAATCTGTATTAGAAAATGGAAATACTTTGGATTATCGTTATACATCATCCGTAAGTTCTTCAACTCACTTTGCAGGATTTGAACATTACGATTTAAGTAGTTCTATTGATTCAACTGGTTCTTTCTTAACACCATTCATTACAACAATTGGTTTATATGATGATAATTGTGATTTAGTTGCAGTAGCTAAACTTCCTCAACCAATTAAATCAGAAAGAGATATTCCGGTTAACTTTATTATACGATTTGACACATAATCTTATATTTATACTTAAACTACAAAACAAATGGCAACATTAGAAGAATTATACAAAGCACAACAAACATCACTAGGTGTTGATAAGATTTCATTCGAAGCTGGAAAAGCTGCAAACACTCCATATTCTACAAATGATTTGAAAAAAGCAGATGAGCAAGTTTTAACTGCTACAAAATTCAAAACAGGTAGAGGTGGTGAAAAGAACTTTGCAAAGTATTCGGAATCAGTAAAACGATAATTTTTAATGGCTAAAAAAGTTACAAAGAAGTCTAAAAGTTGGGTTGCTAGAAAACACGGATTCAAATCTGGTCTTGAAGAAACTATTTCAAGCCAAATCAAAGAGAGGGGTATTGATGTTAAATATGAATCTGAAAAGATTCCTTACATCATACCCGCTTCGAACCACACTTATAATCCTGATTTCAAATTACCTAATGGTATTTTTGTAGAAACTAAAGGTAGATTTGTTGCAGCTGATAGGAAAAAGCATCTGTTAGTTAAATCTCAAAATCCAGAACTGGATATAAGATTCGTATTTTCTAATTCAAAAAACAAAATCACAAAAAGCTCTAAAACTTCGTATGGAGATTGGTGTGATAAAAACGGATTCAAATACTCTGATAAGATTATTCCAGAGGATTGGTTTTAAAAGACTTGTAAATCTAAAATATTTATACTATCTTTGATTTGTGTTGAATCAAACTGATAAAAATCTCGTTACATCCACACTATCAAATGTGTTGGGTACATACAATTATTTAAAAGGTAATGAATTGGCCTTTTATTGCCCTTTCTGTAACCACCACAAACCTAAATTGCAAGTAAATACAGAAAGTCAGAAATGGCATTGTTGGAATTGTAATAGTGGTGGTAAAAAACTTACATCTCTACTTCGTAAGTTGGATGTGGATAGACAAACTATATCCATAATTAGACAAATCTACGGAGATAGTAATTGGACACCTCAACAAGAAGATGCTGAAACTAGAGTATTTATACAACTCCCAAAGGAATTTATTTCATTAGCAGATGAACCAACTGGATTCAATCCAGAATATAAACATGCTATGTTCTATCTTTCTCAAAGAGGAATTGGTATAAAGGAAATTGTTAAATATAACATTGGTTATTGCAAAGATGGGTTGTATAGTAGGAGAATAATTATACCATCGTACAGTTCGGATGGTTTACTAAACTATTTTGTTTCTCGTTCTTATTATCCAGATGAGAAGATGAAATACAAAAACCCTCCAATCAGTAAAAATATAATTTGTTTAGAATCACAGGTTAATTGGAATGAACCAATTATACTATGTGAGGGTGTATTTGATGCAATCACAATCAAAAGAAATGCAATTCCACTTTTAGGTAAGTTTCCATCCAAACAATTGGTTGAGAAAATCTTTATGAGTGGAGTTAGTGATATTGTAATTTCATTAGATAACGATGCGATGAATGAAGCATTAAAAGCTGCGGAATACTTTAGAAAGAATGGAATTCAAGTTAAGATGATGTATTTGAAAGATAAAGATGCCGCTGATATGGGGTATGAAAAATTCTACGAAGAACTAAATAAAACTAAAGAGTTTACTTCGGAAGAATTACTATTAAATAAAATAAATAGTTTATGAGTAGATTGAAAAAGATTTATCATATTGCAGATATACACATCCGTAATGTGAAAAGACACAATGAGTACAGACAGGTTTTTGAAAAGATGTTTGAGGAGATTCGTAAAAGAGGTACGGATGATTCAATCATTTATTTAGCAGGTGATATTGCTCATGCTAAATTAGAATTATCTCCTGAATTAGTTAGGGAGATTAGTTGGTTATTTACGGAGTGTTCTAAACATTGTGAAACAATCCTTATTACAGGTAATCACGATTGTAATATGAATAACTCTGATAGATTGGATGTTCTTACTCCAATTGTAGATGCTTTAAACTTACCAAACTTTACATATCTCAAAGATACTCAAGTGTATGGTATTGGTGGAATAGATTTTGCGGTATTCAGTATCTTTGATAATAAAGCAAATTGGCCAAAAGCAAATACTATATTTGGAAACAAAAAGATTGCTTTATTTCACGGGCCAGTTGATAATTCTCAAACAGATATTGGATACACCGTTTCATCTCGTCATTTTACAACTGATATGTTTGATGGATACGATTTAGCCTTATTAGGTGATATTCACAAACGACAAGAGATGATTTCTCCAAAAGGTTGTAAGGTTGTCTATGCTGGTTCTCTTATTCAACAAAACTTTGGTGAAACCCTAGATAAACATGGGTTCCTCGTTTGGGATTTGGATACTTTTACTTACGAAGCAGTTGATATCCAAAACGATTATGGGTATTATACTATGGATATTGATAATGGGAAAGTTCCTATCGTATCCGATATGCCAAAGAAACCTCGTTTGAGAGTTCGTTTATCTAATACCGATTCCGCTGATACTAAAAGAGTAATGGCTGAAATTAAAATGAGATATGGTGTTGAGGATTTTACAATTATTAGAACCGATTCCCTTTCTAAATCTAAAACAGGTGATAGATTAAACAAATTAGACTTTGAAGATATTTCAGACATCAATTATCAAAACTCACTTATAAATGAGTATATTGAGAGAATGATGCCTTTTGTAGTTCCTGAAGATTTAAAAGGGCTAGAATTGATTAACAGAGATATAAATAGTAGAATCGTTCAAGATGACATCCAACGCAACATTCAATGGAAACCAATTCGTTTTGAGTTTTCAAATATGTTTAGTTATGGAGAAAGTAACAAAATTGATTTTACAAAATTAAACGGATTAGTTGGATTATTTGCCCCAAATGCAGCGGGCAAATCTTCTTTATTTGATGCAGTATCGTTTTGTTTATATGATAAGAGTAGTAGAGCATATAAAGCATCTAATATCTTAAATAATCGTAAAACGGATTTTGATTGTACACTATATTTTCAAATAGATGGGGTAGAATATGGTATTCAGAGAACTGCTAAAACGATTAACAAAGGAAAAAATGTAAAAGTAGATGTTCAATTTTGGAGACAAGATGGTGATACTAAAACATCACTAAATGGAACCGAAAGAAGAGATACAAACCAAATTATTGAACAATATGTTGGAAAATATGAAGATTTTGTACTAACTGCACTATCACTGCAAGGTAATAATGCCCTTTTTATTGATAAATCACAATCAGAAAGGAAAGACCTTCTTGCACAATTTATGGGTTTAACTATTTTTGATAAACTATATGATACTGCAACTGAAGATATTAGAGAAGTTTCCGTATTGATTAAAAACTTTAAGAAAACAGATTTTACAACAGAACTTGCCGAAAAGGGTAAGGAATTATTGGAAAAAAAATCACAATTAAAGGGATTAGAAGTATTATTAAGTGATAAAAATACGGAAGTAAGTGAATTAAATGATAAAATTGTAAATTTAAGTAGAGAATTAACTCCAATTGATTCTAATCTTGATTTATCTTTATTAGAATCAAAAAGAAACTCTATATCGAAACAGATTGAAGATGCAGAAACTGATTATGAATTAAAAGAAAGTAAAATTGAACAACATAAAATTTTACTTACCGAAGTTTCACAATCCCTATTTGAAAAATGTAAATTCACAATAGATGACAATGAAGTTGATATAGAAATTGCTCATAACGATTTTGTAAAACAATCCAAAGATTTAGTTGAAGCAGAAAAAGTATACCAAAAAGCAAAACAACAATTAGAAGTAGCTGAAGAAAAGATTGGACATTTAAATAATCACCAATATGACCCTAATTGTAAATTCTGTTGTGATAATGAATTTGTGAAAGATGCAGTAAAAGCAAAATCAGATTTAGAAGGATTGCAAATATCAGTAGAGCATACTTTTAATGAAGTTGCTGCAATCAATTGTGTTTTAGATTCCTTAAATGGAGTTGAAGAGCAATATAATGAGTGGAATGAACTAAAAAACAAATACTCTAGAAGTAAAATTATTTTAGAAAAAACACAAATAGAATTAAGTGCTTTAAAAACTAAAGAACAATTATTACAAAATCAATTAGATACAATTGATGAAAATATAGATAAGTATTATGAAAATGAAGATACTATTTCTAGAAATAAAGAAATAGAAAGTGAAATTTCTGAATTAAATAAAGCAAAAAATACTATTGCAAATGATATTAGTAAATTAAATAAAGATATAACAAATTTAAATGGTTCTATTACATCCATATCTTCGTTTATAGAGGACATAAAACAGAAGATGAATGATGTTAAGGCATTGGAAGAAAAGAACCGCCTGTATACCTATTATTTGGATTCAGTAAAGAGAGATGGAATCCCATATGAGTTAATTTCAAAAGCATTACCTGTAATTGAGAATGAGGTAAATAATATTTTGGCACAAGTAGTTGATTTTGGAGTTACGATGGAGATGGATGGAAAATCAATCAATGCCAAAATTGTTTATGATGACCAAGAATGGCCATTGGAGATGTGTAGTGGTATGGAAAAATTTGTTAGTGGATTGGCAATTAGAGTTGCTCTTATCAATGTGTGTAACTTACCTCGTCCAAATTTTTTGGTAATCGATGAAGGATTTGGCACATTGGATTCAGATAATTTATCATCACTATTTATGATGATGCAATATCTTAAAACTCAATTTGATTTTATATGGATAATTTCCCATTTAGAACAAATGAGAGATATAGTAGATGGATTGATTGAAATTAAAAAAGAAAATGGATATAGTAAAATTAATTTCTAATGGAAAGTATAGAAAATTACAGAAATAGTGGATACATTTACGGTAAGTTGGAAGATTATTCCGAACTAATCGATTTAGATGGGTTTAAACAAATAAAAGATTATATAGATAATACAAATTTTGTAAGACATTCTAGATATGATTATTGGTTTAAATACAACGACCAATCATATATGGAAGAATTGGTGTATGATGGGTATTTAAAAAATGATAAAGATTTAAATACTGCCGATTATGTTTATAATAAAGCACATCAATATCAATTGAAAAAAATTGAAGAATGTGGATTTTATCCAACTTGGGTATTTGGTACCTCTATGAATTCAGAAATAAATGGAAAAATAAACAATGAAGTATTAAGAAATTTTCAAAAAAACTTTGTAAAAAAATACTATCCTGAAAAATCGTTTGGTAGATTTACTGAAAATACAAAACTGCAATTTTACAATGAAGGTTGCGAAATAAAATTACACGATGATGGACAACCTAACAACAGAATATGTGTATTTTTGTATTTTTTAAATAATGAATGGGGTGAATCAAACGGTGGGCATTTGATATTACATGATTTAAATGGAAATGATATTAAAGTAAATCCAATTTTTCCTAATTTTGTAGTATTAGATTCTGATAAAAATTTATTCCATGAAGTTGAAAAAGTAAAGAATGATATTAAATATAATATAGTATCATTCTACTCACACGAGGATTAAAAAGATTTAATTTTATCTGCTTTTAACACACCGTTTTGAATTTTAGGAACACCAACATGTTTCTTAATTAAGTTTTCAACTAAACTTCCCATTTTAAATCCATGTTCTTCACAATAATTTTTGAGAAGTTCGTGGGTTTCTTTTTTGATTTGTAACATTGCGTATTTCATAACTCTTTAGTTATCTTTAGTTTATTAAAGTATTTATTAGTTTTCTTTATATAAATATGTTAGATTTATTTTTTAAGGATATTTATAGTAAAGATATTATATAATGGCCGTAATAAAGAAAACGCTTTTTGCTGAAAATTTAGACAAGTATAATACATTCGTAGTAGATAGTGCTCCAAACAGTACTTACTTCAATGTAACAGAAATACCTGATGCATTTACTGGTGGTAAAAACGCATTTTTAATAGCAGGTTCAAAAGAATTGGTAGCCGATACTTTAGTTAAAATTGAAATTAAAGATGCTGCGGGAAATACTATATATCACGAACCTGGAGAAGGTATAGTATCCTCTTCCATAGATGGTGAAACATTTGTTACAGAATACTACGAAGGAGTATCAAAAGTTGTAGCAGTATATGTTTATCCAGATACAACCGCGTATGGTCCATGTACAATTACAATACTAGGTGAATTAAGTTCATACTATGATGGCAACGGGTTATTAACACCTATACCAATTGATTGGCAGGGTACTTACAATGTAAAGTGGCAAAGAACTGTTAATGTTAATCCTACATTAGCAAATACTACCAAAATTCGTTTTTATAAAAGACCAACTGCCACTATTAACGAAATACTATCCCCAATATACAGAATAGAAAGTGGTTCAAAAGTTGATTCTGGAGTAAATCAATCATTTGCTGATATAAAACTTTCAAATTTAGAAACATTCGCGGGTGATGTAAAAAGAGTAAAAGTATTTAGAACTTCTGAAGGAGATATTTCTGATTTTAATTTAATACAAGATATATTAGTAGAATCAAAAGAATTATTAACAACTACACAATTAAGTGGAAGTGTTATAGGTAACACTGGTACATTTACATCCGAAGTATTGCCTTTATTTTGGAACACTGGTTCATTAACCACTGAATTAACATCTAGTAGAGTTGAGGGTGGATTGAAATTGAATGGAAGTGGATTATTAACTTATTCACAATCATTGAATATAAAAGCATCAAATACTTACGAGTTAAATTTGGATGCGTTCTATTCATCATCTACTGCAAGTAATTTAGGAATATACATAAGTGGGTCCGATGGGGGTGATGTTTTAATTACTACATTAAATGGAATAACTCCTACAAAAAATTTATTAGATACAGTAGTTCCTTTTAAAGTAGATTCTGATTTTGAAAGTGGTTCTTTATATTTTTCTCAATCACAAGGAGAATGGCATGTTGGAAATATAAGTTTAAGACTTTCCGAAGATACCGCATTTTCACCAGATGAGATTTCGTTTATTACAACAATGCCTACAGTTATTGGTAATGAAACATATAATTTTAAATTTGAATTTTACGATGTGAACAATAATTTTGTTCCAGTATCGGTAACACAAAGTGCAAATTTTACAGGTGGAACTGCAGGAATAACCACTAAATTATTAACATTTGATTCGGATAGAACTGCATTTAGATTTTCTAGTGGTTCATTTGGTAATCCTGCTTTTCAACAATTGGGATTTAAGGTTTCAAAATCAAATTTAACAGGTTCTGTTACATACGGTAGGTCTGCGTTTGACACTTTAGGAAATTACATAGACCCATCATCATACGGAGGAACTTATCCTGGAACATTAACAAATGTAAGTGATGCGGGTGCAACACTAACTATTGCAAATTTTAGTGGTAGTATATCATCAGTATTAGTTGGTTCAATTGTATATACTGCATCTTGTGAGGGATTGGAACAATTTGAAACTGTATACAGATTTGAAGATGGTGAAAATGCACCTGGATTATTTGTAACATCTAATACAAACCAATTCATTTATAAAGCAACTGATTTATCTTTAAACCCAGTAGGTCAAATAATAACAATCGAAGCTAAACGTAAGAATTTAGCATCGGCAACAACTCCATTGACCGTAAATTCGGGTAGTGGTAAACCACCGTTAACATTTGTAGATACAAATGCGACAAACGGAGTAGATACCTACACATTATCGGGTGCATCTTATCCATTTTTAACAGGCGAAACTACATACTTCATTTCGGGTTCAGACCAATTTGGTAATCAATTTTCAGATGCTATAAAAGTAACTCCTGTAAAAATATTAGATGGATTATCGGTAAATCTTACAAATGAGAACGCAACATTACCAGCATTATCAACTGGATTTGTAGCAAGTGCTTCATTTGCAGCAACAAGTGGTTCGGTAAGTGTTAAAGTTGGTGGAGAAGATATTACAAGAGAGGAAGGATTATCAACAAATAATAGATTTGATGTAATTTCTGCAACTGCTGTGAATTGTATTGCAAACGATTCAACACCTGATGATGCAACTTATGGTATTACTACTTTAACTGCCGATAGTGGTTCTTTAACGTTATTAGTAAGATATAAAGATGGAGCAGGAGATACAACTGATGTAACAAAGGTGGTAACCTATTCAAAAAGTAAGAGAGGAGTACCAAATGTGGAAGTTTCAGTTTCACCAACTGCACAATCAATCCAATCAAATTCTCGTGGTAGTGGTTCAGCTACACCACAAACCCTAACTGTAACTGCATTAGAAGGTGGTATAAGTAGATTTACATCATTAGGAACACCTACTTATACAAATGGATTAGCGGGTAGTGTTTCTTCTAATACAATAGTGTTTTCAAGTAATGCATCTTCGATGACATCCGATAGTGGAACAGTAACAATTCCTGTCAATTTCACCGATAGTGAAGGTGTTTCAGGTACAAAGAATGTAACTGCTACGATTTCTAGAGTAAGAAGTTCTGCACCCGTTGTAAACATTTCTGCAAATCCACAATCACAAACCGTAGTTAGTGGTTCGTTAGTTGGTATAGGGACACCTAGTAATGTAACCGTTGTAGTAAACGAAGGTGGGTCAAATTATACATACAATACAAGTGGAGCAAATACTTTTAATATAACTGGTGTCACAAACGCTACAAATAATGGCAATGGTACAATCACCCCAAACACTCCAACTAGTATTAGTGGTACAAGTGGTGTAATAACTATTTCTTACAGAAACTCTGAAGGTACTGCATTTACTGGCAGAACTATTGATTTTGAAGTTGGAGTAAGTGGAATCGGTAATACCGGAGCAACGGGAGCAACGGGAGCAACGGGAGCAAATGGTGCAAATGGTGCCAATGGCCAAACTGGACCTGGTGTAGTTCATACTGGAGTTTGGACAAGTGGTAGAACATACCAATTTTCAGATGGGTTAACAACTGGGACAGGTAGAAGAGATACTGTTCTATGGAGTTCAACTGGCTCACCACCGTATAATACTTACTACGCAACCACTAGACAACATCTTTCAGCTACAGGAAACGTCGCGGATGGTGCACCACATCAATCATCACAAACGGGTTGGATATCATTGGGTGCACAAGATTTCTTTGTTGCAGCTAAAATAGGTATATTTGAAGATTCATTTGTTCAAAATACAATAAACATTGGTACGACTTCAACCACATTAAGTTCGGCAAATATAACTATAGCGGGTGGTTCTACAAATCCTTATATTTCGATTGGACAATCCTCTCAAGGGTTTAATAATACTGGTATATTTTTAGGTCAAGATAGTGGAGTTTCCAAACTTTCTTTAAAATCTGCAACAAATTCTTTAACTTGGGATGGAACAAATCTAAACATAGTTGGTAATTTAAGTGTTGGTAGTACAGTTCCAAATACTGTAGTAACTGGATTGGGAACATTAGCAACTGCAAATAGTGTTACAACTGGTCAAGTTACTGGTCTTGGAACATTAGCAACTCAAAACACCGTATCAACTGGACAAGTTACTGGATTAGGTGGATTGGCAACTTTAAGTACCGTAACAAATGCAGAATTAGCGGCTAATGCAGTAACGGAAGGTAAAATAGCAGCAGATGCAGTTACTTCTGGTAAAATAGTTGCAAATGCAATAGTTGCAGGTAAAATTGCAGCTGACGCAGTAACTGCAACCACAATAGCAGCTGGTGCAATTATTGCAGGTAAAATTGCAGCTGACGCAGTAACCGCAACCACAATAGCAGCTGGCGCGGTAACCGCTAATAAAATAACAGTAAGTGAATTATCCGCATTAGGTGCTACAATTGGAGGTTGGTCAATTTCTAATGATAAGATAAGTAAAACTAGTACTGGTACAATTGAAATAAATTCATCCGATTTAGGATTCTTCATAAAAGATGGGTCTAGAAACGCAGTAATTATGACGGATGATACTTCATTTAGAATAGCAAGTTCTACATCCGCTTTATCCGATTTTAGTGGCACAAGTTCAACAACAAGAAACGGTCCTGTATTTGGACAAAACTTACAAGCTGAAGCGAGTACTACTTTTAATTCAAATACCGTATCAACGGGTGTTGTTGCAGCTGGAACAGAGGTTTCTATGACAGATGCGGAAATATCGGCAATGATTTCAAACTCTCTTGGTACTTCGTACTTAATGCAAATATCTACTGCTACTTACGTTCAGACCTATCATTGGATAAGTTTGGAAGTTGTAGGTGTAGGGGAAGCGTTAATTGCATCTGGATATGTTTTTTATAATAATCCAAATTATGAAAGAAGTATAACTTCTACTGGTGGAGCATCCATAATAATCCCTTCAGGCGGAACATATGATGTTAGAATAAAACATCAAATTGGTGTAAATTATTTAGTTAGTGGTGAAAGTATAACATTAAAAACACCAAACTTTAGTGGTGTTAACGCAGTGGTAGGTAGTGCTCCAAGAAGTGTTGAAATTTGCCAAGCAGGTTTACAATCTTTGTATGGGTCAAACCAATTCAAAGTTGATACCAGTTTATCTTCTACCAATTTTCTGACAGTAAAAGGGTCATCAAACTTTACAGGTTTGAGTACATTCTCAACATTAAGTGCAACAAATGGTGCAATAACAAATTTATCAGTTGGTGAAATCTCAATATCAAGTGGGGTATTAACTATTAATGGTGATATTAGAGCAACTGGTGATATGTACGCACTATCTAGTTCTGATAAAAGATTAAAAGAAAATATTATTCCCATTTCAAACCCAATGGATAAGATTAAAAAAATTGGAGGATATACTTTTAATTGGAACGGTATTTCTAACAAACCAAAAAATATTCAAGAGGTTGGGGTTTTAGCACAAGAAATTCAAGAAGTTTTACCAGAAGTTGTAAGAGAAAAAGGAGATGGGTATTTAGGAGTTGATTATGAAAAGATAATTGCTTTATTGATTGAGGGAATAAAAGAACAAAATAGTGAAATTGTTGAATTAAAAAATGAAATAATATCAATTAAAAAGTTATTAAATAGGTAATATGTCAGCTATAACAATACCAACATCGAGAATACAATTAAAACATCACTTATCAGGACAAGGTGCTGTTTTACCTACCTCATCAACTCCGTACGCATTTTTTCCAATTGAAATTCGTTGGCCTAATATAGCAGAAAATCAATATATTCCTGATTTGACACAATTTTCTGCTAATGACCAAACACAAGATGTAAGTGGATTTGGTAATTCTTTATTTTTTGATTTTGAAACCAACATTGGATTAGCAGGTGGAATTCAAGCTTTTATGGTAGATAGTCTTGCCTATACTTATGGTGAAATAAAAATCCCAAGAAGTAAAATTCATAACAATTACACATCAATTTATGTTTCCAATTGTGGTTCATTTAATCCTCGTTCGTTGGCAGGAGTTCTTGGTAATGATAATAGCTTGGGTGGGTGTGGTAGATTTGATATCTATTGGGATTACTCAAATAATTATTCAAGTGGTTTTGAAATTGTAGTTAATAGTAAATCGAGTGGAAGATATAGAGGAATATCCGACCAATGTGGTGTATCTCCAACAATAGAAAATTGTAGTATCAATGGAAACGGACCAGATGGGACTCCAGTTAATAGTTTTAATACTTATTTTTCTGATGGTGGAACTGTTTCCGATTTGACAATAACTATACCTTGGAACGATATTAATAATGTACAAGCAATATTTGTCCATTTTATTGAAGCAGATTCAGGAGGAGGAGGAATATGATAGAGGAAAATCTAATGGTTTTTATAACTTATTCAAACCAATTACCAATAATGCTTGGTATGTTCGGTAAAGAAAATGTAGATTATTTATCTGAATTTGATGCAACAAAATTTGATAATTCTGAAAAGCAAATATACTATCATAAAGAACTAAACAGTAAAATATATTTTTACAACAATTTAAGTAATTTTATAAAAGAACCAATTGAATTTTTTAAAAAATTTAATAGATGTATAGTATTTGCAGGAGAATTAGAAAATAAATTATTAGAGGATAAACTATTTGAGTTAAACACCAATCATATAAACATAAAAAAAGTATTTATATGGCATTATGGTGAAGTATTTGATATTGCATTTGTAAAAAGAGTACAGGAAATTAATTATGATTTAATCCTTTCGGGGTCAAAAAGACCAATACTGGAAACGGAATCTAATTTTTATTTTGATTTGTTATTTCCATTTAGATATTTCAGATACTATATTGGATATTATTATTTAGAAGAATTGGTAAATAATATATCATTACCTAAATATGATAAATCTAAATCAAAGTTATTTTCATATATAAGAGCACATCGTACTGGTAGCTGGAGAATGGATATTCTTAATAATAATCCTTTAATTGAAAAAATGTTAAATCCAAAAGATTCTGCAAACGATGCGTATGATTTGTTATATCCAAAGTACAAACATTTCGAAGCAATAAATGATTATGTATATTGTAATTATAATTTAATATTTGAGACATTGGATTATAGAAATAATCCAGAAAGATTTATTACAGAAAAAATATATAAGGGTTTATTTTTTGGAAAACCGATAATTTTAGTAGCATGTAGTGAAACATTAAATGAACTTAAAAATATGGGATTTTATTTATTAAATTTTGATTTTGTACAAAATATAACAAATGCCCAAGATGTGGAAAGAAGTATAAATCTGTTTTCAGAATGGTTATATAATACATCAGATGATGAAATAGAAGAAAGATATAATCATTCTTTAGAAAAATCTATAGAAAATAGATATAAGTTGATAGAATACCTAAATGATTATTCGGAAATGGAAACCACTTTTAAGAAACTGTTGAACTAATATCACTTTTATCAAAAAAATATTATATTTATACTAAATAAAACTAACAATTATGGAACTTTGGAAAATAGTATTATCAGGAACAGATACACCCATTGAAGGTTGTGAATCATTAACTAATGAGCAAGCAATGGAATGGATTGCCGAACATCAAGAAATTTTTGATGAACCAAACGAATGTGGTGATACTCACAAATACATTTTAATTCCCGTAGAATCTGCAGAATAATCTGAAATTAAAAAGTTATTGATTAGTGGTTATATATGATAGTATTTATCACAACAGGTTATGGTAAAAACATTATTGGTGGTTCAGATATTTGGTGCAATAACTTTGTAGAAAATATATTGCCATTAGTAAAAGAAGATTACAAAATAGTTGTAGTTGGCAGACCTTTGATTAGAGAAGAAGGTGCGGTTTATACTTACGAAAACGATAATGAAGTTCGTAAAATTTTTCAACAATGTGATAAAATTGTAATCTTACATCACCCCTACAAACCATACGATTTACTGAAAGATTATTTACACAAAATTCATACTACTTTTGTGCATGCTTTTATTCCTGATATGTTAGGATTGAACGATGAGTATGAAAATCTAATGACTAAAGTGGATTGGAAATGGCAAAAAGAAATACTAGATAATTCCGATAATATAGTTTGGATTGGATATGAAAACGATACTATGCATAAAATGTATCCAAATACCATTACAATCACAAATTATTACGAATGGAAAAATAAAAAACCATTTACAGGCGTTATATCTAACAAAATTGGATATGCTGCTAGATGTGAAACCAGAAAAAACGCACATTATTTAGATTACATTCCATCAATTATATTTTCAAACAAATATGATTACAAACGAATGTTAGAAGGTTCTAAAATCAATTCAGATTACCATAGGTTTATAGAATTCGATTATCGATTCCATCAAAAGTTTTTTGAAAGTAATTTTCAAATATTTCACGGATGTTATACAAAAGAACCATTTGGATATGCAATTTTTGACGCAGTTGATAATGGTAAAATTCCAATTATACATACCGATTGGATGCCACACATCGATTACAAATATAGGGCAAATAGTAAAGGAGAATTTCATCAAATGTATTTACAAATTTTAGAAGATGATATGGATATAGTTAGTTCTGAATTTCATAAACTATCAACAAGATTATATTTTTATACAAACAAACAAAATTGGATAAATGAGGTCACTAAATATATTAGCAACATATAATGAGTTACAAAATTTGTTTCCAGAAGCAAATTTAATTTCTGTAAATGTAATAGAAATAGAAAAGCATCATAAAATTGTTATAAATAATGGTGGTGAAGAAATTGAAATACATCATTATATACAAAACCCATATAATATATTAAATCATTTAAAATCATTTGATGGTATAACTACTTTTGATTTATTGTATTCAAACCCAATTGATAATTTAATAATTGTGGTTGATAGAAAAATATGGAGTGAATTCTATTTACCATTGATGAAAAAAAATCCAATTGAATTTGATAAATTGGAAAAATTATATGTTGAAAGAAACACAAAAGTTTTATTCAATTTTGCATTTTTAGAAGCAAACGAATATGAAATAGATGAAAAATATTTTAGATATGATTTTAAATTTAATTATATTAAAATAACAGACTATGAATTATTTAATGAAGGTAAAAACTTTCACTATGATTCATTCTATTGTATGTTTCATTTAATGGCGGAGGGACAATTTACACATTTTTTATTTCCACATCATACTAATGGTAAATTACCGTATAATAACAATTTTTCTGATGTGTTTAAAAATCTCAATATAACACATAATGCTGAAAAACCATATGTATATTCTAGTCAGGCATTGAAACCGAGATTTCACAGAGTTCAATTTTTGTTAAAAGCAAAAGAATTTGATATATTAAAAACAGGTTTGAATTGTATAAATGAAAAATTTTTATTAGAATACTCACAAATGGTTAGTGAAGGGCATATATACACAGACCATACTAAAACACATACCGATAATCATATAAAATACTTTACAACTAAAAATTTTGATAAACTCAAATCTTTACGAAATGAAATAAATGTTACACCATTAAATGCTCCATTTGAATTTGACCATTTACTTTATTATTTTAGAGAAAAAGAATACGATTTATCATATTTTGAAGTGGTTGGAGAAACTCATTGTATTTTTAATTTAAAATATGGATTCTTTACAGAAAAATCAATAAAACCAGTATTATCTGAAAAGTTTGCATTAATATTTGGTTCAAATAAAGTATATGAAGAATATAATAGAATAGGTATAAATTTATTTTTAGAAGATTTTGGATTAAATGGAATTGAAAATAAAAATGAATTAGAACAAATCGATATGATAGTGAATTTTTTAAAAGATAAAAATGTAGATAACATTAAAAATGTTTTTATAAAAAATACAGTAATATTACGAGAAAACAAACAAAAATTAATAACACATTATTGTAATATAATGAATAATATAAATAAATTGCTATGATATTAATAAACGGATGCTCTTTTACTGCAGGAGATGAAAACTGGCCTATTGGGTTTGAAATGGAAGGATATTCCTTATTTAATCCAAAAAAAACATCAGACCCGTTTGATGTGTATAATGCAGCATGTGGTGGTTCTGGAAATGATATAATGCGAAGAAAGGTATTCAGATTTTTAAATTCACCACATTACAAAAATCCAACTAAACCACACTCGAATGTAGATTATGCAATAGTTCAATGGTCTACAATCGATAGATGGGATTATCCTGTATTTGTAAACGAAGATAGAGCAAAAAATTTTCCAAGAATGAGTATGCATCCTGAAAGAATTGGTAAAATAAACTATATGTTAAATGGAACTGATATATTTGGGTATGGGAAAGAATTTTTTGAAAATTATTATTCAATATATGGTGCTATATTACAAACATTAGAAAGTATATATCACACTCAACAGTATTTTAAAGAAAAAAATATACCATATAAAATGATTACAATTGGTAATTTGTTTCAAATGGATGTTGCGGTAGACAAATTATATAATCTTCAAAAAAGAGCTGATGTGGATACAGGAAATTACGCTACATTAAAAACAGAAAGTTTATTTGATAAATTAGAACCATTTGAAAATTCTTGGTTTGAAGCAGATATAATACCAGAACTATTAGAAAAAATTGATTTTGATAAATTTATATTTACCGATGATGTTAGGATAAAAGGATTTGGAGGTGGTATATTGGAATACTTTGCCAACAAAAATCAAACAATGTTGGGTGGTTGGTTTCATCCATCAAAAGAACAATCAATTGATTTCTTTACAAATTTCCTATGGCCAAAAATTAAAGATGATGTAGAAAAATATCATACTAAAATAAATGAATAAAGTGTTGTAAATTTAGATTTTTTTTAGTATATTGTATTCACTTTACTTTATCAACTAATCTAATGCTACAAGATTTACAATACTTAAAGAATTATCTAACAAACAATTTAGAATATAACGAATATCAGGAGCAAGAAGAAGTTCCAGTTCCGTATAGATGGTCACATGGAGCAACTGATAATCATTTAGGAGATGGTTTAATAATCTATTCTCTTATTCAGTATATGAGAGCAAAAACTTGTGTATGTTTAGGTTCAGGTGGAGGATTTGTACCTAGATTAATGACACAGGCTCGTTACGATTTACATAAACAAGGCATTTTTGAAGGAAATTCTGATTTAAATTGGGGAGATATTGGTGTTACTTATGTTGTTGATGCTATGAACGGTATTGGTGGACATGTAAATTGGTTTAGAGAAGAATCATTTTTCAGAAGAACATTTCATCCACGAATTATTAATAAAACAACAGAAGACGCTTTTCATAATTACTTTATTCTTAATGATATTCAGATAGATTATTTACATATAGATGCTGGTCATAGTTATGAGAATGTAAAAGAGGATTTTGAACTATATTCGCAGTTACTTTCTCCAAATGGTATCATTTCTATCCACGATACGGACCCTAATTATGCAGATAGTTACATTGTTACAAACGAAGTAAAAGATAGAGGTGATTTTGATGATTGGCATGGACCAATTACATTTGCTAAAGAACTTAAAGATAATCCAAAGTGGGAAACATTTGATTTATTCAATTTTGGAATAGTAAAAAATAAACCATCATCAACTGGATTAACATTAGTTAAAAGAAAATGATTAGATTAGTTACGGTAACAGGTTCTAGAACAACAACATTAAAACATATGTTAAACCACTACAAAGATAAAGTGGATGAAATGTATATTGTTGTATATGATTGGGAAGAGCAATCTAATTTATCAGAAGTTAAAACCATAGTATCTCAATTTCCAAATGCTAAAATTGTAAAAACGGTAATTGAAGAGAAGTATAATTGGGAAAAGGTAACAAGACTTTACAATGAAGTAAAATCAACTCATCCAAACGATTGGTGGGTAATATCCGATGATGATGAGTTCCATGTCTATTCGGATTCATTACGAAGTATCACATCAAATTGTGATGTAAATGGATGGGAAATGGTAAGAGGTGGATTTATAGATAGAATTGGAGAGGATGGTGAATTTGTTGAATTATTAGATACGGATGACATATTTGAAAAGTTTCCATACGCAGGATTTTTTAGATTTCCGTTAAGTGGTGCTAATCCTAATAAAATTTGTATAGCAAAGGGGTATGTTGAAATTACAAACGGACAGCATTATGCAAAAATAGACGGACATACTACTTGGAAATGGCAAGGTTGGAATCATCCACTGATTGCACCAATTAACAAATGCAGTGTGCAAGTACATCATTTTAAATGGGATAGTACTTGTGGAGAAAGAATTAGAGCAGTTGCAAACATAAATAAAGATTACTCATATTCAGAAGAATATCGAAAAATGTATAGAGAATTGGCAAAATTTAGATTTAAATTACCATTGGATGATGTGAGATTTGGATTCGAATTATCACCAACTTATCATTATTCAGGATACTCAAAATGGAAACAATTATTTAAAAAAATTATATCTATATAAAATAGGTTATTAAGATGGCGAATAGTAAAAAGTTATCAATTATAGTACCGTACTCCAATCGTTTACAAGACCTGTATACCTTTGTGGGTCACATGGAATACTTTTTAAAAGATAAAATAGATTACGAAATACATTTCATCGAACAAATAGATGCGGATGTTTATTTTAATTATGGAAAACTGTGTAATATTGGTGCGGATATAACACAAAATCGTTCCGATTATTATATATTCCACGATATTGATATTCTACCAAGACAAGAATCGTGTAATTATGATTTTGAATACTACCCAACACATTTAGCCGCAAATTTAAAACCGTATCCTCATTGGATAGGCGGAGCTTTTAAAATTACAAAAGAAAATTTCTTCGAAGCAAACGGGTTCAGTAACGATTATTGGGGAGGTTCTTTTCATTGGATAGATTTCTTATATAGATTAAAAAAACACAAATTATTATCTGCAAAGAGATTTTTTACTAAAAATATATATAAACCGCATGTTTTAACAGATGTAAAAGAGGTAAATAAATATATTAAAAAAACAATATATCCTTTTGATTCAAATGAAAATAATTGTGTGTTTATAAGAGCAAGCAAAACAACCGATTATATTTTTGAAGATTCATTTACAATATCAATGAATGTTTTCATTAACGATAATCAATCAAACGATGCGTGTATTATTGGGAAACAAGGTTATGATATGGGAATTTTTATTATGAAAAACGATGCAATTGTAGTTCAATTGTGGGATGATAATAAGAGTTTACATCAAATGTGGTATTCACACAAAGCACATGTCAATCAATGGATAAACCTGTCATTAAAGGTTGATATGGATAAGAAAAAAGCCGGTCTATACATTGATGGCAAACTTGTACAAGCACTGGATGGATTACCAAATTATTTAATGGACTTTAAAGGAAAAGATTTGTGGATTGGTAGTTTGGCATTTAAAAATTCATTTAATGGCAAAATATCTAACCTATTATTATTCGATTACCCATTGGCAGAATCCGAAATATTAAAACTATACACCGATGGGTATAAAACAATAAATGATACAATAACTACAAATTTTGAAGCAGTTATAAATGTACCATTTGATAAAAAGTTTGGAGATTTTTATGTAGATGATTCTAAAACATTTTCAAATCCAAGAATAGTATCAACTGGGTTACATCAGGAATTGTATTCTGAACAATTAAACCTGTCTTATGAATTTGATATGCCAGAACAATCAAATGGACGGTTTCAAATCTTGGAAAATTCAAAAAAATTCACTAAATTACAAAATTATAGTTGGAAAGTAAAAGATGATATTTTTGAAGAAAATGAAGGTATTTTCTTTTATGAAATTGCAACTGATATATTAGATACTGATAAATTTGGATTAAATACATTATCATATGATTTAGTATCAACAGAAGAAATTAAAACAGGAGTTTATAAGCATCAAATTAAAATATAAAAATAAATGGCGAAAGTTAAGTTACAATCTGACACAACAACTACACCTGAACAAAATTTGGAATCGGTAGTATTGGAAACTAGAAAAGTTAAAGCATTGGAAAAAATTGCCAATTCTTTAGATGCACTTACTATTTGGTTTGAAGAAATTAACAAATCAGAATGGAGTGATAGAGTTGCGTATTATCTTTATGAATTCTACAACATTGCAAAAGAAAATGGGTCATCATCTAGTTCAGAAACATCTTTTAAAGGAAGTATTCCCACCGAACCTGCTCAAATTGAAAATGATGCAGAATTACCGCCACCTCGTAGAGCAAGACCTAAAAAAGATATAGAAAAAGTATAATCTAAATGAAGTTAGGAATAATTGTACCATACAGAGATAGAGAATCGCATTTAGCACGATTCGGTGAAACTATGTCTTCATATTTAAAATCCAAAAAAATTAAACACGAGATTATCGTAGTTGAACAGACCGATGATAAACCGTTTAATAGAGGGAAGTTATTAAATATTGGGTATATCAAAGCAAAAGAATTAGGATGTGGATATATTGTATTTCACGATGTGGATATGCTACCAATTGAGGTTGATTATTCTTATTCTGAATTACCCATGCACCTTGCAACCAATTTTGAATTAGAATATGATAAATCCAAAAACTTATCATTTGATGATTATTTTGGAGGTGTAACTATGTTTAGTTCTGATACATTTGAAAGAGTAAATGGATATTCTAATTTATATTGGGGATGGGGGTTTGAAGATGATGACCTTTTATTTAGGGTTAATCAAAAGAGCATTCCATTGGATTCAAAAATTATTGGTAAAAATGAAACCAAAAAATTATATGGGTTATCTTTTAGTGGAAATGATTCTTACATCAGGATACTAAAGAAAGACTTATTAGATTTTGAAAAAGATACATCAATAATAATTACATTTAAACCTGATGAAATAATATCAAATCCAAATAATGATTATGATGAATATACTGTATTTTCAATACCTGGATACGATACGAATATAAGTTATAATTCTTTTAGAAGATATAAAGTAGATTTTTGGGATGATACCGATGATTGCACTTCTATTAATTCAGAAATACTAACTAATCATTTTACTCAAATTTGTTTAACTTTTGATTATAAAAAAAATGAAATTTCTTTTTATAAAGATGGTGAATTAGTAGGTACAGAAAAACTAAAGAATGCTCCAAAGGATTATTCAGATGAAGAATACTTTTATTTAGGCGTTGGTTCACCTGAAAGGGATTCTAACCCAAACTTTTTTTATGGAATGATTTCTGAATTTGCAATATACGATTGTAAATTGAAAGATAAAGAAATTTCTATATTAGCAGATAATGTTTTGGAAAATTCTTTATTAGAAAATTTTAGAGCGTATAAATCGGCGGAACATTTAAAATTATATTATGATTTTAAATTCTACAAAGAAAATACTCTATTAGATTTATCTTTTAACGGTAATAATGGTGAAATTAATAATTGCCATTTCATAAAATCACATGAATCATTAGGTAGAGAAATGACGGTTCCGTATAGAAGAAAATCTTTATTTAAATTATTATCTCATAAAACAAATAGTTGGAATGAGAAAAACTGGGTTCATAGAGAAACTCGTATAAACCAATTAAGATTTTTAAATCAAATTAAAACTAAATTATATAACACAGATAAGGATGGTTTAAACAATTGTTTATATCAGGTATTAAATGATGTATCAATGAATAACTATCATCATCTATCAGTATTATTGTAAAATGGGGCATAAGTTAGGGGTCTGCGTACCATATAGAAACAGAGAGGAACATATGAATCAATTTGTTCCTTGGGTTACTAATTTCTTAACAAAGAAAGGAATTGACCACACCATTTATATTGCACATCAGTGTGATGAATATCTATTCAATAGAGGATTGATGAAAAACATTGCTGCAAAACATGCAATTGATGATGGATGTGATTACATAGTTTGGCATGATATTGATATGGTACCCGAAGATGATAGTTGTGATTATTCATATCCTATGGAAAATCCACAACACATTGCAGTTCGTATCTCACAATCGGATTACCAATTAAAATATCAGGAATACTTTGGTGGTGCGGTTGTTTTTACAAAAGAGCAAGTTTTAGCAACCAATGGTTATTCAAATGATTATTGGGATTGGGGCATGGAAGATGATGATTTGTTTTGGAGATGTGTGATGGAAGGATATGTTAATAAACAAACTATTGATTTCGCTAAAGTAAAAAATGTAGCAGTATTTGATGGTAAAAGTTCATACATCAAAATACCATCTTCTGAAAAAAATAGAATAGCAATATCCAATTCACATACAATTTCTGTATTAGTAAAGGCAGACCAACAAATAGAAAAAGTCCCTATTTGGTTAATTGGTGATTCAAACAGAAAATTCGTAGAATATCCTATATTCAGAAAACCAGGTTATGATTGGGGATTATCATTTAACAATAGTAGGGCATATACTGGTATGTTATGGAATGCTCATAGAGAACATATCTACCAATGGTTTAAAAGGTATGAGGGAGAATGGACGTGGGTTACGATGGTAATTGATGATTTGGAAAAGAAAATGCATTTTTATCTAAATGGAAATGAAAGTGATGCTAGAAATGGAACGGGTACGCAATCACCGTTTGAATATCAGTATAACTTAAAACGATATGGAAATGAACCATTTTATGTAGGGCATACGACAACGGTTGAACCATTTGAACCAAACGCATTTTTTAAAGGTGAAATAGCTGATATTAAAATGTGGGATAGAGCGTTAACTGGTGAAGAAGTTAATTTATTACATAAGCAGTATTCAACCGATAGTTTGGTATTACACTATAACTTTGATGAAATAGTTGATGATAAATTTGTAATAGACCAGGCCGAATTAAACGATGGTGTATTGTATAATGTTGGTATTGAAGAAAGAGAAATACAAATACCCCATGTAATACTACCACATAGAAGAGATGGTAAATTTTTCTGTTTACCACATGAAACTGAAGGTTTAATTAAAGAAGGTGGTATTGAAAAATGGGCTAAAGGTGAAACCACTGCAAGAAACGAAAGAAGATATGTATTAGAAATGCAGCAAGGTAAAATTGATTATAAAAAAGATGGTATAAATAATATGAAGTATAAACATATCAGTACTAAAATCATTTTTGATAAACACAAATTAATAAATGTTCATTGTTTAAAATAAAAATATGGCAGAAGATAAAACTTATAGTGAAAATCCAATTTATTTACGCGTTAAAGACGAGTTAAATGTGGTTGGTCCTGGTATGTGTGCTGCCAAATGGACGCAAGTTACACTACAATTACAAAGTGGACATAATCATTCATGTCACCACCCCAAAACACATAAAATTTCAGAAACTGAAATTGCTAGAAACCCATCAGCACTTCATAATACGAGATATAAGAAACTTCGTAGAAAGGAAATGTTACAGGGAGCAAGACCTTCTGAATGTGATTATTGTTGGAATGTAGAAGATAATTCGGATAGATTTTCGGATAGAATATTTAAATCTGGTGAAAGTTGGTCTTATCCATTTATCAATGACATTATTCAATCTGATTGGAGAGATGATTTTAATCCAAAATATGTAGAAGTTGCATTTAGTAATGCGTGTAATTTCAAATGTTCATATTGTGGTCCTGCGTATAGTTCGGCGTGGATGGAAGAAATTGAAAAGCATGGTGCATACCCAACTTTGGATAATTTTAATTCCGTTGATTGGATGAAAAACGAAGATAAATTACCAATTCCAAATAAAGAACATAATCCATATGTAGAAGCATTTTGGAAATGGTGGCCTGATTTGTATAGAGACCTTCATACATTTAGAATCACAGGCGGAGAACCTCTTATGAGTAAAGATACTTGGGGAGTACTTGATTATATCATAGAACATCCAAATCCAAATACTGAATTGAAACTGGCTATTAATTCTAATTTGGGAGTTCCAGATAAGTTGATAGATAAATTAATCGAAAAGATACAAAAAATAGAAGATGAAGGTAGAGCAAAAGAAATTGTCATATTTACATCGGTTGATACATGGGGAGAGCAAGCAGAATACATTCGTACTGGATTAGAATTTAATAAATTTTGGGATAATGTAAATAAAATTCTTACAAAATGCCCAAGAACTATTATAACATTCATGTCGACATATAATGCGTTAAGTGTTTTTAATTATGAACAATTAATTCATAATATTTACACATTAAAAGATGTATACGCATCCACTGATAGATATTGGAATTCTGCAGTGTTTTTAGATTCATCATATCTACGATACCCTTTACATCAAACTGTCCAAGTACTTCCATTTGATTATGCTAAATATATAACTGACCAGGCTAAATTAATCACTTACTACGCAGCTCCATCATTTGACCCAAAACACATTGGTTACTCCGATGTTGAGGTTCAAAAAGTAAAAAGAATTTATGATTGGATGATTTCTCCACAGGATGCGACTCAACAAATGAAAAATAGATATAGTTTTTATCAATATTTTTCAAACCACGATAAACGTAGAGGAACTGATTTTTGTAAAACATTTCCTGAATTAGAAGAATTTTATAACTTTTGTTCAACAATAAAAATATGAGTTTAAGAGTAAACAAAGATAATATATTTTTCGTTTTGCCGGAAAGTAGATACTCCGTATCATCTAGAATTGATAAACATATGGATGAAGATTTTTCTTTATTCTTAAAGTTTAAAATATTTCCTGATACTGTAGCTCAAAATAAAGAATCATTTGCTATTGCCAGAAATGGAATGCATTCTGGTATTTCTGCTTATAAAGATAATTTGGGAATTGTTTCAATTGCATTTACATATTGGTTTTCAAAAGAAATAGATGGTAAAACAGAAATGTATTCAAAACAAATTTTTACCGGATTATTACCAGAAGAAACTAATGAATTCAATGAGTACGCTATGATTTGTGACCATTTTTTGGAAAGAAATATTAAATGCTATAAAAATGGAAAGTTGGTAGGAATTATTGAATTTGAAGATGGTGAAAAAGTGAAATACGAAAATTCTTTCTATTGGTTCGGATGTGGTAGTATGATTGGACCAGAGGAACATCAACATATTGGAGATTTTGAATTTGAAATGGCGTTTGTATTAAACAAAAAATTAAAAATTGAAGAAATTCAAGATTTTATTGATAATTATGAAAAACAGTATTCACATATAGTTTTTAATGATTTACGAAAATTAAATTACGATTATCCATATAGAAATAATTTTGCATTTTTATGTGATTTTAACCATTACAATAGATATAAAGTATGGGATGTTAGTTTTAGTGGAAACTATCCACAATTTTACATAGAAAAGAACATTTATTTTTAAAATTATGAAAGTATTAATTACAGGTGGTGCAGGTTATTTGGGTTCTGTATTAGTTGGTATGTTATTGGAACAAAACTATAAGGTAGTAGTATTGGATAAACTATTATTTAATCAAACCTCATTATTACAATATACTTCAAATCCTAAATTCAAATTCATATATGGAGATGTTCGTAATGAATCTCTTTTAGAAAAGTTGTGTAATGAAGCTGATGTAATAATTCCATTAGCTGCAATTGTTGGGTTCCCAGCTTGCGCAGCAGACCCAAAGCTGGCAAGGGAAATCAATTTTGACCAAATATGTAACATAGTAAAATTTGCAAAGGATAAAAAAATTTTATATCCAAATACAAATAGTGGTTATGGTATTGGAGTTGGACAAACTGAATGCACCGAAGATTCACCTTTAACACCTATATCAGTGTATGGACAAACAAAGTGTGATGCTGAAACTTTTTTAAGAGCAACCACATCGGCAATTACATTTAGATTGGCAACTGTATTTGGTGTATCACCTCGTATGAGAACCGATTTATTGGTAAACGATTTTGTTTATAAAGCAATTACTGATAAATACATTGTAGTATTTGAGAAAAACTTTAAGAGAAATTTTATTCATATTCAAGATGTAGCATTTACATTTTTATTTATGATTATAAATTACGAAAAATATAAAGGACAAGTATTTAATGTAGGGTTGAGTAATGCCAATCTTTCAAAGCAAGAATTATTAGAAAAGATTCAATCCCAGGTAAAGGATTTTGCCGTATCATACAACGATTATTACGAAGACCCCGATAAGAGGGATTACATAGTTTCTAACGCAAAGCTAGAGGAAACTGGATGGGTACCAGAGTGGGGGTTAGATAGAGGTATCGAAGAATTAATTCACGCATACCAAATGATTGTTCCAAAAATGGGAGCAGAATTTAGAAATGGATTTCCTTTAGGATACGCAAATAATACATAATATGAGTAGTAAATGGGATGAGTTTCAAATTACTCCATCAAAAAAATTTGGACATGAGGTTCCAGTATTTCAACCATCCGTATTTAGAGAATACAGAGGTGAAATATGGACAACATTTCATTCAATTGAGCACCCAATAGTTGATTATATCGATGGCAAATGTGAAGTACATGGTAGATTCTCTCGTTCTTATAAAGGTGTATTGAGAGGATTACACTGGGATAAAAAGACTTGGAAATTGGTACAAGCAGCAGTAGGTGATATCTATTTAGTTGTTTTGGATATGAGAGAAAATAGTCCTACCTTTGGGGAGTGGGAAAGTTTTATTATAACGGAAAGATTAAGAAATCAGGTATTAGTTCCACCAGGATTTGCAAACGGACACTATGCATTAACTGATTGTATGTTTCACTATAACTTATTTTACAAAGACGGTTATGTGGATGCAAATGAACAAGGTGTGGTAAAGTGGAATGACCCTGAATATCAAATGGAATGGCCAACAAACAATCCAATACTACAAAAAAGAGATAGATGATACAAAATTTAGAACAATATCCAATAGTTAGAGAACATAATTGGAATGCAGAAGAACTCATTCAGTTTGAGAATGATATAGTTCAAAACTGGGAAGATGGTAAAATCAGAGGACCAATTCACTTATCAAACGGAAATGAAGAACAACTAATAGAGGTATTCAAAAGAATATCTAAAAACGATTGGGTGTTTTCAACTTGGAGGTCTCACTACCATGCTTTATTAAAAGGAATATCTCCACAATGGATTACCGATGAAATACTTGATGGTAAATCTATAACTCTTTGTAAGATAGATGAGAAGTTTTATTCATCCGCAATTGTAGGTGGAACTCTTTCTATTGCATTGGGTGTAGCAATGGGAATTAAGGCCAAAGGTAGTGATGAAAAGGTTTGGGTATTTATAGGAGATATGAGTTTTGAGAGTGGTATATTCTATGAAGTTCATAAATACGCTAGAAATTTTGATTTACCTTTACATTTTATAGTTGAAGATAATGATGTTTCAACTTACACACCAACGGAAGCAACTTGGAATAAAAAGAAAGATATTCCATCCGATGTAATTCACTACAAATATAAATCAAAGTATCCGCACTACGGAAGTGGTAAATGGGTAGTATTTTAATATATGAAATATAATCCTAATCTACATAATTTTGAGAAATTTATCCAAGAATGGGATACTGAAACCGAATATGTTCTATTCGGTGCAAGTAAAGAGTGTGTCCAATTTATTAGAAGTGTAGATTATTTGTTGGGTAATAATGTTTTAAAAATAAAATACATAGTTGACCACGATGTTAAAGATGAATCAACTATATTGAATGTAAACGAAATTAGTTCATTTTATCATCAATCAAAAAACCTCGTCAACACTCGTGAGAATTTAAAATTAGTTCATATAGATAACTTTGAACCAACTGGTGAAAATGTAATTATCACATCAGATGAGTATAGACAATACTATAAAGAATATTTAGATAAACTAAATGTAAAATATACTTGGTATAAAAACATTGCATCTATTTGGCCATTTATACACAAACAAAAGGTTCACATATTTCAAACAGATGTATTGGTGACTGAAAAATGTAATTTGGCGTGTTCGTTTTGTAATATGTTTATACCACATTACGAACTACCAAAACACAGAGATACTCAAACTATCTTAAATGATATTGACTTATATTTTAATCTTGTTGATTATGTAAGTATTTTCCATTTAGTTGGTGGAGAGCCGTTTTTACACCCAAATATCAAAGATGTAATCGAATACATTTTAGAAAAGTATTCAGATAAGATTGATAAGTTTATAATAACCACTAATGGTACAGTCCTCCCAAAAGAAGAAATACTAGAAGTGTTAAAAAATAATAATGTTATTTTAAGTGTAAGTAATTACTCTAATAAATTAGAAAAATTAAAAAGTAAAGTTGATAGAGTTTTAGGAACTTACCAAGAGAAAAATATCAATCACTATGTAAGGAATAATATCGAGTGGTATGATTTTGGTGATTTGAGAATTAAAAATAATATGAGTGAAGAAGAACTCATAAATCACTTTGATAGTTGCACTGCTCCATTTAGAGGATTGAATGATGGCAAGTTTTATTATTGTCACCTTAATACAAGCGCAGTTCTAACTAAATTGTTTTCACCAAACGAAAATGATTATGTAAATTTATCAGAAGTATACCCCAAAGATTTAATTAAGTTTGATTTGGGATTTACCGAACTTGGATACATCACATTTTGTGATAATTGTAATGGGTGTAATACTGGTATTAAAATACCAGTAACTTATAAAGAACAAGGTTTACGAAAATGATTGTTATAGTAGATATAGATAATACTCTTTCAATAAATAAAAAGAGGTATGCACTTGCAACTAAATCTGATGGTAGTATCGATTGGGATGTTTTATATGATTATAAAAATGTAATATCAGATAAACCAAACGCACCTATGATTGATATTATAAATCACCTATATAATGATTATGGGATTTATATACTAACTAGTAGACCACGAATGATACTTAATTCTACACAGGATTGGTTAGAAATATATGGGATTAAATATGATGGATTGTTTATGAGAGGTGAAGAAAATCATTATATTAAAGATGTAGAATTAAAACGAAAAATGTACAATGATTTTATCAAAGATGATGTGTTTTGTGCATTTGATGATAAACAAGAAATAATTGATTTGTGGAATTCACTTGGTATACCTTCATTTAAAGTTTATTTATAATGGACCACATTGTTAAAAATCCAGAATCATTGGAAGAACTTGGTTATATCTTTTTTGGACCATTAGTATTTAATTATTTTAATTGGTTAAAAGATGAAGTAAAAGACGGTGATTTGATTTTATTTAACTCACGAGAAGGATATTTTCTTAATCAATTATATCAAGATTTTAAAATAAAATATAATTTACCAAATTCAGTTTATTTTAAAACATCAAGAAAATTGGCATCACTATCTTCGTTTGTATCTGAATATGATGTTTATGAATCATTTAATTTACATAGATACCAAGGTAATTTATCCGAATTACTTAAAGATAGATTTCAAATAAATTACATTATTGAAAATGATATTCAAATTGATACTTCAAATAGATTACCAAATTTAAATTTATGTGCTCCAGATATATTGGGTAAATCAAAGGTATTAAGAGATTCGTATAGAAAATATATTAATAATACGATTGGAGAATGTAAAAATGTATATATGGTAGATAGTGGTTATCAAGGTACTACTCAATATTATTTACAAAAAACATTTGATTTGGATTTGAAAGGCAGGTATATGACCTATAAAGGAAATATAGATTTGAAAAATACAAAAGGTTTTTATGATTTTGAAAAATGTAATTTTAAAAACAATATCATATTCTTTGAATCAGTATTTACCGATAAAGTTGGAACATATATCGATATTGTTAATGGTGAGTTTATAAACGAAAACGATACAGAAAATCAAAAATACTTTAGTGATAAAATAAAAATAGTAGATGGAATTAAAAATTTCGTAAATGATATGCTGAATGCTAATATAAATTATAATCTATCACCAGAAATTTCAGATAATATTTTTAATTTAATGTGTACTAAAGATTATATAAAAAATGAATTGTTATTTGAAAGTTTCTTTCACGATAACAATTATGTAGGAAATAATGTTAAAAAAATATACAGATATTAATATGAATGCAATACATGGTTCAAATTTTAAAATGATATATACCGATTGGTATATTGACCACGGTCAACTCAAGCCATTTGGTAATGGAATGCATCCTGTTATTACTAAATTTATTCAATATGTTTTAAAAAACAATTTAAAAATAGATTGGTATGAAATACTACAATATAAATCAGAACAAAAGGGTATAAAATTCGACCATTCGGAATTGTTTAATTATTTTTCTAGAAATTTTCCTAAAAATATAATATCATTTAATCAAATTAAAGATGATGATTTCATTTATGTATATCCATTAGAAATAAAAGATACACTTTCTGCACTACATAATAAAAACAGTTTTTTGTTAAATGATACAGAATATACTTGGTTTTTAAAAGACATTATAGAACCTGAATTATTTGATTTAATTAAATCGGGCAAAGTAAAAATATTAGTAAATATGATACATGACCCTTTATATGATTCACACAATATACAACAATTTGAAATCCAATTAAATGAATTAGGAGTAGATGCTTCTAATATCATAATTTTAGGAGGAAGTAAATTTTCGGAATACTATGAAATATATCCTGATAGTAAAATAAAAATATATAATGGGCATTTATTTATAAGAGGATATGCCGATGAAATAAATTCATTTCCAATGATTGGTAATTTGGGATATTTGTGTGAGTTACTTGAAGAAAAAGATTTAGATTCCACTAAAATTAGAAAACATAAATTTTTATCCCCAAATAGAACAATGAATAAACCACAAAGAACTATGTTGGGATATTTTGCACTAAAATACGATTTATTAAAAGATGGATTATTTACATTTATTGAAAAATTAGAAAAAAATATATTAAAAAATATTGTAAATAAAGTATATGAGGATACGGAGGAAAATGTTGAAAAATATACATCTGAATTAGAGAAATTATTACCTTATGAAGATGATACAAAGGAATTGCCATCTGATAAAAAAAGAGCATTTGGAGTTAGAAATAATAAAAAAGAATGGTACGCAAATTCATATTTTCATTTAGTAACCGAAACATTCTTTGGACCAAACGTATTCCTTTCAGAAAAAATATTTAAACCAATATCAAATTTACAACCATTTTTAGTATTTGGGGATTATTTAACATTAGCAGAATTACGGAGATTAGGGTTTAAAACCTTTGAACCATTTATAGATGAAAGTTATGATTTAGAAAAAGACCCTAAAAAGCGAATGTTACTTTTAGAAAAAGAATTAATTAAACTAAAAAACATGCCAATTGAGGAATTACATAATTGGTATTATTCAATAATTGATATATTATTATATAACCAAAAGCATATATACTCATTTGAAAACTATGAGTGTTTTGATGAAATATTTGAAAAAATAAAAATAGATTACACAACAAAATAAAAATAAAATGGAATTAAAAGGAAAAACCGTTCTGGTTACAGGAGCAAATGGGTTGGTAGGATTACCAACCGTTAGAAAATGTTTAGAAGAAGGAGCTGATAAAGTATATGCAGTAGACCTTAAATTTAGTGAAAATTTAAACTTCTTAAAAGCACAATACACAGATAGATTGGAATTGGTTAAAACCGATTTAACATATCTTTCACATTGTGAGAATTTATTTAAGTTAGATGATATTAATATTGTATTACATATCGCAGGAGTAAAAGGTTCACCAGCAAGGTCATCAACTTGTCCTGCTGATTATCTATTCCCAATGTTGATGTTTAACACCAATATGATTAAAGCATCGTTTGATGCCAAAGTTGATTGGTTTGTGTATCTTTCATCGGTTGGGGTTTATAGACCAGCAGATATAATGAACGAAGAAGATACATGGAATCAGGAAGAAACTTGGGCATCAACTCCATCTCGTTTAGATTGGCATCCAGGTTGGACAAAAAGAATGGGAGAACTTACTTTGGATTCATTGAGAGTTCAGTATGGTTGGGATAATTGGACTGTAATCAGACCTTCAAATATCTACGGAACAAACGATAACTTTGCACAAGATGCAACTGTAATATCATCTAACATTTGGAAACTATTCAATGTAGAAGGTGATGATATGGTTTGTTGGGGTAATGGTTCATCTAAAAGGGATTTTGTATTTGGAGATGATGTTGCACAGGCATCGATTGATGTTGTTAAAAAAGAAGTTAGGGATATTATCAACTTTGGATGTGCAGAAGCAGTAAGTATCAAAGATACAATTGAAACCATTGTCGAGTGTTATACCGAAATTACAGGCAAAACTAAAAACATAGTATGGGATGAAACCAAAACAAATGGTGACCCAATTAGATGTTTAGGAGCTGATAAGCAAAAAAAATATGGAATTTTACCACAAACATCTTTGAAAGAAGGTTTAACAAAATCAATTTTAGAATACAAAAGTAGATTGTAATGAAATTATATTCCGTTGGATGCTCGTTTACAGAAGGTCAGGGGTTAGAAAATTGTGAAATAGAAAATTATACAAAATTACTTTCTGAAAAACATAAAGTAGATTGTTATAACTTTGGAAATTGTGGAGCATCCAACGATTATGTTTTTAGAAAAGTATTTTATATTTTAAATGAAGAATTTAAAAAAGAAGATGTATTAATAATTCAATGGACGAATTATATTCGTACAGAACTTATTACAACACACAATAATAAGAACTGGTATTTTACAATACCAAACGCATTACACGCATCGGCAGATAAAATACTAAAAGATGTAAATTTTTATGGGAATTTTACTAAATTTGTAATGAATGAAAATATAGATTATAATAGAACGGATGAAGACAGAAAAAAATTAATAGAATTATATGATAATGATTTTCAAAGATTTATAAGATATTTTTTAGATACAGAATATCAAATAAATAAAACAAAAAATTATATAAAATCACTATATGCATATTTGGAATTAAATGGTTATAAACATTTGCACTTTTTTGGATGGGATAACTGCATGATTTCAGATAATGAAATATCAAATTATCCAAATTTTTTAAAAGAAACATTTGGTGGATACACTAAAACAACTGAAAATGAACATCCTAATAAAGAAGGACATGAAATGTGGGCAAATTTTCTATCAAATAAATTACAAACATTAAATTATATATGAAACATATAGTAGTATCAGGTTGTTCATTTACTAACAATTTTAGAATTAATATTGGTGATGAAAGAAGATGGGAACGAGACCCGATAGAAAATTGGACTTGGGCCAATTGGTTGCAAGAAAAATTAAAAGATACACACACATTACATAATTATGGAACTATTACACATGATAATAAAACAATTGCTCGTTCTATTATTTACAAAGTTTCTGATTTATTAAAGCAAGGTGTAAACCCAAATGATATATCGGTAGTTGCTCAATGGACAACTCTGACACGAAATTCATTTTTTATTTCACCTGAAAAATATGAATCTAACAAAAACCCTGCAATCAGTTATATTAAACAAAATGATAGCTGGGTACATACCAGTGATTACTTAATAGGTGGTAAAGATAAAACAACAGAATACGAACATGGTTATTTTCATTTAACTGGTGGTTTCAATCCAACCAAAAATCCTATTAATATAGACCCAGTTACATTTGAATGGTTGGATAAAGTTATGACTTATAATGAAAGATATTTTGAATGGTTCGAATATATTTTATTATTGCTCAACTTTTTAGAAATAAATGGAATTACAAAAATAAAGTTTTTTAATATGAGTAATAACTTTTCTAAAAATTATTTAAGAGAAGGTAGAACCCCACCATATTATCATACACCAACCAATAAATCAGTTTATGAGTGTATAATTGAAAATAAAGATATTTGTAATACTTGGGAACAAAAACAATTAGAATTTGATAATGCGTATGTAAAAACTTATGCAGATAAGATAGATTTTAGTAGATATTTTTGGTTTTTTGAAGAAAATTTAGTATCTTTATACGGAGGAATAATAGAATGGAGTATAAGAAATTTTAATTTCGAATTGGAGAAAGATAATCTGCCAAAAGTTTTATGGAGAGAGATGAACGGTATGAGTATTGAGGAACAAAAAAAGTATTTAGAAAGAAGTTGGTATGGACACACATCATCCATATTAACTCATAAATTTGTAAATGATGTAGTTTTAAAATGGGATATATTTAAATAAAAAAAGTTATGAAAAAAACAGACAAGATTTTAGTTACAGGTGCAAGTGGATTTATTGGTTCACATTTATTAAGATTACTTTGGGAAAAGGGGTACAAAAACCTACGCTCAACCTCATTTAGTAGAGATTTAAGAAACGATTTCGAAGGTACTGAAAATGTAGAACACATTAAAGGAGATTTACAAACTGCAGAGTTTTGTGAGTTGGTTAGTAAAGATGTAGATGTAGTATTCCATTGTGCAGCAAATACATCAAACGCGTTGGATACCAAATTCAATCCATTACTTCACGTCACTCCAAATGTGGAGATGAATACGAATTTAATGGAACAAAGTTGGAAAAATAAAGTTCGTAAATTCTTATTTATTTCATCAAATACAACATATCCAGATATGGGTACTGAATTTTGTACTGAAGATATAAATGTACACGCAACTCCAATGTTACCAGTTTACAAAGCAGTTGGTGGTATGAAACGGTATGGTGAGATGTTATGTGATTTCTTTTCTAATCAGATTCACGAACCAATGCAATGTTTGATTGTTAGACCATCTAATGCATTCGGACCAAATGATAAATTTGATTACGAAAAGTGTCACGTTACTCCTGCTAACATCCGTAAAGTAGCAGATGGATTGAATCCTATTCCTGTTTGGGGGGATGGAACAGAAGTGAGAGATTTGTTGCACGTTGAAGATATGGCAGATGGTTTTATCTTTGTTGCAGAGAACAATGATACATATGATATTTTCAATGTATGTTATGGTGAAGGATTTACAGTAAACGAAACACTTGCCACAATTAAAGAATTAGATGGAAACACTAATCCTATTGAGTATGTAAATAATAAAGCACCAATGATTCCGATTCGATTATTATCTTCTAAAAAGATTAATGATTTGGGTTGGAAACCAAAAAGAGATTTAAAACAAGCTCTAAAAGAAACCATTGAGTGGTATAAAACAAACAAACATCAATACAATCCAAATTCGAAACCATAATGAATGATAAAAAAGAGATACTTAAAAAATACGTTTGTGAAATGCCATTTATGTATTCCGATGTACAAACTGTATCTCAATTTGTGTGTTGCCCATCTTGGGCACCACACAATATCAGAGTAGATTCTAATGGAAATGAAAATTGGTTTCCAGTAGATGAAACCGATGATGTAATGAGAAATTGGACATCAGTACGGGCACAAAATATTCGTAAATCCGTTTTAGACGGTAGCTATAAATATTGCGACCATACGATATGTCCAAGATTAAATGAACTAATAAATACTGATAGAACCCCATATTTTTTTAGGAAAATTGAAGAATTTAGAGAAGTATACAATATCCACACAGAAGAAGATATTGTAAATTTTAAAACTTCACCAGAAGAAATTTTATTTGGGTTTGATAGAAGTTGCAATTTAAAATGCCCATCTTGTAGAATATCTCTAATTCCAAATGATAATTTAGAATCACCACAACATAACGCAAAACTACATTTACTAAAATCTATAGAAGATAACTTTGCGAGTAATCTAAAAAGAATTATGATAACAGGTAGTGGAGACCCATTTTATTCAAAAATTTATAGAGATTATTTAATAAATTTTGACATATCTAAATATCCTAATTTAGAACAATTGCAAATAATTACAAATGGTAATTTATTAGATGAAAAATTGTGGAATCAAATGAAAGCAAGTCCTTACATCAAAACAATTGAAGTTAGTATAGATGCTGCTACAAAAGATACCTATGAAAATAAAACGAGATTAAATGGTAATTGGGATAGGTTAATTAAAAATCTAAAGTTTTTATCAACTGTTGATACAATAGGATGGTTTATTGTTTCTATGGTTGTGAGTAAACACAATTACAAAGAAATGTTTGCGTTTTATGAATTAGTAACCAATATATTTAAAGATTCAACATTTCATTTGGACATAAATTATAGACAATTAGTAGATTGGGGAACCTATGATTCGGATACATTAAAAGAATTACAGGTATTTAATGAAGAGCATGAATTGTTTCCTGAATTTTTAGAAGAACTAAATAAAATAAATAATCATACCCTTGTAAACGATAAGATTTGCATAGGTCATAATTTTAATCATTTAAACAAATAATATGAGTACTCCACAAACATCTCCGTATAAAGATGAATTATCCAAAGCAATGACATTTCTTGCCCAAAAAGAAGATACAATCTTCATTGGACAACAAATAGTTTATGCTGGAAATCCAATGAGTACAACCTTAACGGAAGTACCAAAAGAAAAAATGATTGAGCTACCTGTTATGGAAGAAACTCAAATGGGAATCAGTTTAGGATTGGCAATTACAGGAAAAACCGTTATATCATTCTATCCACGATGGGATTTTTTAGTATCTGCGGCAAATCAGTTAATAAATCATGCTGATAAGTTTGAAAACATGACTGGTAAAAATGCAAATATTATAATTAGAGTAGGTGTAGGAAGCACCAATCCATTAGACCCAGGCATTCAACATAGAAACGATTATACACAAGAATTCAAATCTATATTACAATTTACAAAAATTTGGGAATTAAAAAATCCAAACGATATTTATAAGATATACACAAATGCGTATAATGAAGGAGGGGTTCATATTATTGTTGAATGGCCTGCATTATACTACGAAAACTAACTAATATGAAAAATTTACCTATCATTTCATTCTTTGTAAAATGGTATCAGGCATACCAAACAAAGAAAAAAATTAAGAAAAAATTAGAAGAACTTAAAAAAAGAGACCCATTTGTTTACAAATCATTTTAAGATATGGGAATTATATGCACCATATTTAGAAAAGTGATATAAAATCATAATATAGTTATAATTTATATGTAAATCAATGAGCGATAAAAAATTAATATTTGGGTATGATATAATAACATACAATGGTGAATTGCCTAATTGTATGAATCCAAAATATATAAATACAATACATAACGCATCTGATTTTGACTTTTCAAATTCAGGTGCCTTTTTTTCTAAAAGATGGAATTGTGATTGGGCAGTATACAATAGTAATTATTTTGAAAGATGTGTTGAAAAAAAATCAATTTATCAAATAAAAGAAGATAGAAGAAACGGTATTAATTATGATTGGTTTTACATTGTAGAGCCATTTGGCAATTTAAATCAATTTTTTGGAAATCACCCAATACATGAATTTGCCCTAAATTTCATGTCAAAAGTAGCAATTGATGAAATAAAAAATGGTAATGGTAAATTATTTTTTCATTATACAATAGATGGTGGTGAAGGTGTTACAATAGAAAACTTTGAAAGATTAATTAAAAATATTCGTGATAAAGAAATACCTGAAGAAAAAGTTTATTTTTTATTTGCAGATTTTAAATTAAAAAATAATCTTAAAAAGCTAGGATTGAAATACAATGTAGCCGATTATGCATTAAATATGGTTGCCAAATCTCAAGAATTTAATAATATAATAAATAATCCAGATTTTCGTTATTGGGGTGAGAACTCAAACGAACCACAGGTAGGAGCTATTAAATCTGGCATATCTACCGTTGCAACTTGTGAAGAATTTGAAGAAAGTATTGGAAAAGATAAAAAAGATTTTTTATTGTTGTCGAGACATTGGAAATTACATAGATTATTATTATTGAGTCATTTGCATAAATTAGGATTGGATAAAAGTTTAGTATCTTGGGATAAAAGATTTTATTCAAAAAATGCAGTGGAAGAAATGTATGTGCATGACAGAAATGAAGAATTTGGTAAATTAATCGAAGAAACATCTTCTGTATTGGATATAAATGATTTAACTAAAATAGCGGGGTTTGGGTTTGAAGATAAAAATATCTATCTAAACTCGTATGTAAGCATTGTAACCGAATCGGTATTTTTCCAATCAAAAGGAGTTGATGATATATTTGTAAATTTCCCAACAGGATATCTTTCAGAAAAAATATGGAAACCAATTGGGCATTGTCAACCATTTATATTAGCAGGACCTGCAAAATCATTAGAATACTTACAAAATAGATTTGGATTTAAAACATTTCATCCTTATATTGATGAGAGTTATGATATGGAGTGTGATGATTTTTCTAGACTACGATTGATTCAGCAAGAAATTACTAAATTTTCAAATAAAACAAAAGAAGAAAAAGATGAGTTTTTAAACAATGTAAAAGAAATATGTATTTATAATCAAAGTTTGTTTTTAAAATATGGTAAAGCTTCATTTGGAGATATAAAAAACAATGCCGAAATGCAATTAGTATTAAAATTTTTACTATCTTTTAATAAGACTCTCATTTAATTATATTTATATGTATGAATTTGAACGAAAAAGATAAACCGATAGTAAAAAGGACCATAGTAGTATATTCAGGTCGTTTTCAACCATTCCATAAGGGACATTATGTTTCTTATTTAAAGCTTGCTCAAAAATTTGGAAAATCAAATGTATATATTGGAACATCCAATGATACATCAGGTCCTAAATCTCCTTTTAATTTTAATGAGAAGGTGAAAATAATTACTACAATGTTTGGAATACCGGAAGATAAGATAGTTCAAGTTCGTAATCCGTATGCTCCAAAAGAAATATTATCTCAATTTGATGGTAAAACTACTGCGTATGTAGCAGCAGTTGGAGAAAAGGATGCAGATAGATTAGCGGGTAAATACTTTAAACCATATAACGAAAAAGCTGGATACGGATACGATGAAATTGGATATGTATATGCCGTTCCCGCCGAACCAAACCCAATTAGTGGAACAGATGTTCGTAATTGGTTAGGTAAGGGAAGTGATGATGAAAAGAAAAAGGGATTTTTAAAAGCATATCCAAAATTTGATAAAGAGGTATTCGGTATGATAACAGGTAAATTAAATGAAAATGGGTTTCCAGGCGGTATAGGAACTGGATTAAATCTTCCAGGAGGATATATTAATGGAGCACCAACGGGTTCAGTAGATGAGACTAATAATACGAAGCCATCGTATGAAATGAGACCCGAACCACATCCTACTCGACATCAAATTGAACATCCAACGGACGAATTATATAATCCAATTGCAGAAATAATTGGTAGAGTTGCAATGGAAGAAATGTTCGAAGAATTTACCAGAACATATTTCAAAGAAGAATCCGAAGCCGAAAAAATGGGATTGAAACATTTGGGTGGTGGATACTATGGTAAAGAAGGACAACCTGCGAGTCATAAATCTGAAGATGGTAAAATCAGAACCCTAACTCCTGCTGAAGCTGATGCAGTTAAGAAAAAAGGAATGGCACAGGGACCATCGGATGCACCTGCAAATCAACCAAAACCATCACAACCTGGACAACCTGTAAATAAGGGAGCTACTGCACAAGGTAAGGTGGATGCAACGAAACAAAAACAAGGTGTCCCAAAACCGCCACCACCACCACCTCCGCCACCGCCTACATCACCTCAAAAATTAAGTGGTTCTGAATTAAAAGCGTCTGCTGAAAAATCTGATAAAGAAAAGAAAGATGCGGAAACAAGTCAACAAGTAACTGATGCCAGAAAAGGTTTATCAAAAGGAGATAACGAATCAATTGATAAAGCAAATAACCCACAATCTGAAGAAAGAAAAGGGGCTATGAATATACTAAAAAAAGCAGCATCGTATGTAGGGCATGGTATTATGCATACATTCAAGCATAACAAAGAAATGCTGGTGGGAACTGCTAGTGCTATAAAATCATTGGCAACTACTGGAAGATTTGGGGCTGTTAAAGATTCAGAAGGTAAAACTAAACATTGGGATGATTTTACAGAACCAGATTCAACAACTCGTAAACTAGATTTTCAAGGAAAAGTAAAACCTAAAATGAAAGATGTTCCTGTTTACAAAGAAGATAAGCATGGACATCCGATTAAAGATGAAAATGGTAATCCTATACAGGCTAAAACTATATTAGGAAAACCAAAAACAAAAAAAGAACCTGTATATAGAAAAGATTTAACTCCAGAACAACGGGAATTAGCAGAAAAGTCTTGGAATGAAAGTCAAAAACAAAAAAAGGGTCTTGGAAATTTTGTAAAAACTTCCGCAATAATAATGGGTTCAATTGCAACGACAGGTGGTTTAATGGGTGGCATATCTGCAGCATCAAAAGGTGCTAGTGCTAGTGGTATTGCACAAGCAGCCGGAGCAAAAATAGCAGCTAAATTTGGTGGAGGTCATTTGGGGTCTTACATAGTTAAAGACATAATAAAACACTCTGCGTTTGAAGCTTTAGGTGCTAATGCGGCACAAGCTTCTGCAGGTGGTATTGCATTGGGAGTAGCTGGTATATTTGAAAATAAAAAGGGAGAAGAAGGATTTGATACGAAAAAATTTGTACCAAACTTTATAGAAAAAACATTAGAAATAATGCAAAACTATAAACTATCCGATGAACAATTAATACAAACGATTGCTAGATATAAAAAAGAAGGAACTAAAAATCAATCTATGGCTAATGCTTCGGATTTGATGAAAGAAAATCTTTCAGAAACAAAACAACAATCTATTCAAAATTTTGTAGAGTTTGCAACTAAACGATTAAAATTAAAAGAAACTCCAAAAATAACTTTAGTTGGTGGTAGAAAATTTGCAGAAGCCAAAACATCGTTGGGTGGATATGACCCGATTAGTAAATCAATATATGTTGCAACTGAAGGTAGATTAACTGCGGATATATTGAGAACACTTGCACATGAAATGGTTCATAGAAAACAAGATGAGTTGGGGTTTATACGAAACGAAGTTAAAGATGGGGCAGATGGTTCGCCAGTTGAAAACCAAGCACATGCCGTAGCAGGTATTCTTATGAGAGAATATGGTAGAATCAACAAACAAATTTACACAGAGGTTAGTAATGTTGGAACTGCAAATACCGCAGATGTTCCAGATGGTTCATTTATTAAAAAAGGTAAAAAAAGAAAATTAGATTCCGATAGACCTGAATCCTGGTATGCGAATGGTGGATACACTCAAACCGATTTTCCAAAAGCAGATGCTATATTTGGTGATGATGATGCGGAAGAAAGAACTATAAAATATACTATAAAAAACTTACCAAGTGTAGAATATGTTGAAACTGATTTTGTCAAAGAAGATATTAATGTAGATGTTGATAAGGGTGATGAGGTTTTAATGGGTAAGTTTAAAAATAAAAGAGTTACCGTTAAAGATATTGGTAAAGATGACCACGGAATGCCTACAATCAATGGTAAGAAGGCAACAACATTTAGAATACCACGTGGTGAATCTATATCTCAAGCCGTAAAAGATTTTACAAACAATCACAAGAACGATATTGGGCAATCAGCTGAATTAGATACTGTAGATTTTGATGATAATAGAAAAAGACAGCCAGGACATCAACCCAATATAAAAGATACCGAAGATAATGGATATGAACCTGTAAGTGAAGCACAGGCAGTTAGTAGTGGTAAAGTTCATAAGTTTATTACTGGTAAAAATTTAGGATTTAAAGGTAAAAAATACTCCGAAATTGATTTTGAAACAATAGGTGTAGATAACAAAAATGGAACTATTAGAGTAAAAGTACTTGCACCGAAAGAGATTTTTGGAAACGAAATGAGTTTAGATTTTAGAAGTGTAAGAAGAGGTCCATTCTTTAAAACGGATACCGGTAAATTAAACGAAGTAAAATTAAAGGACTTGGTAGGTAATCAGTACACATATGTGATTGGTAATTCCGATGAAAAGTATTTAGGTCCTAACGATAAAAAGTATGTGTTGGTGATGGTTGGAAAAGCATTAAAAGCGTATTTGTATGATGGGAACTTCGCTCTTAATTATTTAGAGAGAGAGCAGCGAAAGGAATACGATTCATTTTTTGAAAATGAAATTTTGAAACCAATGTTGAGTAAGATAGATTTTACTTTAAATACTTTCTTTACATTAGATAAAAATAAGTTAAAATGGAATCTATCATCAAATGATACTCGTAAGATGGTAGACCAAATATTCACTAAAAATTCAAAGATTCCTGCTGATATTAAAAAGGCGTATTATGAATATAGATTAGATTATGCGGGGGTTAAGCTAAACGAATCATCAACGGAAGATATAATAAAAGATTTAGATACGGCAAAGAATGATTTACTTAAAAAAGTAGATGCTTTAATTGCTAAAAAGAAAAAACTTTATTCCAATGTAGATATTGAATCCCCAATGTCAGCTGATGAAAAAAAATTGGATAAAGATATTGCTGATTTATTTTCAGAATTAAATAAATTAGTTCTTCAAAAAAGAAACTTAAAAAAAAAGACAAATGAAACGATTTTAACTGAAGGTGGTGCATACGGTCACATGTCTCACCCATTTGATGATATGGATTTAACTTTTGGTGATTTAAAAAATATAATCACAGGAGCATTGACTGGTGAGTTAGAATTGACAAGAGAAAAAACCGATGGACAGGCATTAGCAATTAGCTGGAAGAATGGTAGATTGATTGCAGCAAGAAACAAAGGACATTTGGCAAATGGTGGAGCAAACGCAATGGGAATTGAAGATGTTGCATCTAAATTTAGTGGTAGAGGTGGATTAACCGATGCATATAATTTTGCAATGAAAGATTTATCAGCGGCAATCCAATCTCTTTCGGAACCACAACGAAAGAAAATATTTAATGAAGGACATTGTTTTATGAATTTGGAAGTAATATGGCCAACTTCTGTAAATGTTATTCCTTACGGACAGGCTTTATTGGTATTTCATAACACAACTTGTTATGATGAAAGTGGTAAAGCAGTTTCTGCTGACCAATCTGCAGCAACTAAATTGGCAGGGATGATTAAGCAAGTGAATGCGGATGTTCAATCTAAATATACTATACAAGGACCTCCTGTTACACAACTTCCTAAAAATGAAAATTTGAGTTCAAAGCAAGGTAAGTATTTAAGTAAATTACAAAAATTACAATCTGAATTTCAATTATCTAACAACGATGGTGTTTCCGAATATCATCAAGCATGGTGGTCTAATTTTATAGATAAATCAAAAGTTAAATTAGAGAAATTTGAAAGAGATGCATTAATAAAGAGATGGGCGTTTGGTGATAAATCATTCCGTTTAAATGCAATTGTAGATAAGGAAGCTCAAAAGTGGGCAATGGATAATGATAAAGTAAATGTAGTAAAGCAACAAAAAGAAAATGTTAGACAATTTGAAGAGATATTTTTGGGAGTTGGTGCCGATGTTCTTTCGTTTATGAGTTCAGTTTTAACTGCAAATCCAAATGCAGCAGTTGCCGATATGAAAAACAGATTGGAATCTACTGCGGAAAAAGTAAGAGGTAGTGGTGATGTATCTAAAATAGCTAAATTAAAAATGGAATTAAGTAGATTAGCTAGTATTGGTGGTAAGGGTAAGATAGTTCCTAATGAAGGTATAGTGTTTGTGTATAAGGGTAATACATACAAACTTACAGGCACATTTGCACCACTAAATCAGATATTAGGTATATTTTACGAATAATTTTAATATATATAATTAATAAATAGGTTATAACAATATAGAAAAATGGCAAAAAGAAAAAGTTTTGACGAAAAAAATAAACACATACACAAATCCCGTCAATTAATTATTGATACGGTTTTTGGTAGAACTGATGATAATCAAAATGTGTTTGGTTATGAAAAGGCAGATGAAACAAAACGAGAAGTTGGCGAAATTTGGGTAGATGAAAATGGTATCGAATGGGAACAAAAAGAAGGTTTCAAAATCAATGCCACTAAATTAGATGATGCCAGAGAGTATTTGAAAAAAATAACAACTTGTTCTTCTGAAAATTGTGGAACAATACAATACAGTAGTGCAGATAAAAAATTAATTGTTAGAACTGGGTATTGTGTAACTTGTATGAGGAAAATAGAACAATCATTACGAGAAGATGGTAGTTGGCCTTTTTATGAAGATTATAGAATAACATTAAATAAATTGGATTTTGTTAGAGATACTAAATCACAATTAGAAGAAGCGTTGGATAGTGTAACGCAACAAATTGAAATGGTTAATGAAGATGGTACATTTAGTAAATGGCAATGGGATATTGACATTGAAAAAGTAAAATCTGATTTAAAAACTGATATTGAAGGTGCTTACGATGCAATTGAAGCATTGTTAGAACGTAAATTGGCATTAGAAAATAAGTTACGAGAGTTGAATCATTCAGAATTAATAAAAAACTAAATTATGAAAAAATTTGTAACATTTAAAAACATTGCAATAGCAGTACTAATTATCTATGTATTATTACAATGGTTTAACCCAGGTGGAGTAATGCCAGGTGGTAGGATTATTAAAATAGACGGTAAAAAATACGAAGTAATTAAACATACAATTGATACCGTTGATGTAATCAAAACCAAAGTAGTAACCAAAAAAGGAGATGACATCTATCATGAAATAATTGTTGAAAAAGAAGTAAAAATTCCTGCGGTAATAGATACGGCAGCATTGTTAAAAAATTACTATTCTAAAGTTTTATACAAAGATGTATTAGTATTACCTGATTCATTGGGAACCGTATCGGTAACTGATACTATATCTCAAAACAGAATTTTAGGTAGAACATTTGATGCTAAAGTTAGAGAAAGAACTATAAGAGAAGAACTCATTGTTAAAGAACCCGCAAAAAATCAAGTATATTTCGGTTTGAATGGGGGATTTAATAAAGAAGATTATGTATCAGCAGTTGGAGCTGGTTTAATTCTTAAAACTAAAAAAGATAAAATTTACAACTTAAACATTGGTGTTAACAATAGAACCACTGATGGAACAACTGGCGCATTCTCTCCTTATGTTGGATTTGGAACATATTGGAAGATTAAATTGAAAAAATAATATGGGAGTTCAAGGACAACCAAAAAAAACTTTAAAAGAAATAATTTCTGAAGAATATCGTAAATGTGCGGCTGACCCCATTTACTTTATGAAGAAGTATTGTGTTATTCAACATCCGGTGAGAGGGAAAATTCCCTTTCACCTTTATCCTTTTCAAGAGGAGTGTTTAACTGATTTTAAAGACCATCGTTTTAATATCATTCTAAAATCTCGTCAGTTAGGTTTATCAACACTTTCTGCGGGATTTATTCTTTGGAAAATGATATTCAATCAGGACTTTAACGCATTGGTTATTGCAACAAAAGTAACGGTAGCCAAAAACCTTGTAGAAAAGGTTAGGGTTATGCACGATTTATTGCCAGTATGGTTGAGAGATGGTGGAACTGCAGCGGCTGAAGATAACAAACTATCACTTAAATTAAAGAATGGTTCACAGGTAAAGGCAATTGCATCTTCACCAGATGCAGGTCGTTCGGAAGCTCTATCACTTTTAGTAGTGGATGAAGCGGCATTCATTAGAGATATCGATGAAATTTGGTTATCGGCACAATCAACCCTATCAACAGGTGGTAACGCAATAGTATTATCTACACCAAACGGTGTTGGTAACTGGTTCCATAAAATGTGGGTAGAAGGTGAAAGTGGTGCAAATGGTTTCAATTGTATTAACCTACATTGGACAGTACACCCTGAAAGAAACCAGGCTTGGAGAGATGAACAGACTCGTATTTTGGGGGTTAAAGGTGCAGCACAAGAATGTGATTGTGACTTTATTGGTTCAGGTGATACCGTAATTGACCCCGCATTATTAACTTGGTACAAAGATACCTATGTGATGGACCCAGTTGAGAAGAGAGGGTTTGATAATAACTTATGGATATGGGAGTACCCAAACTATAACAAGCAGTACATGGTATGTGCTGACGTTGCGAGAGGAGATGGAGCCGATTATTCTACTGCACAGGTAATTGATATAGAAGATTGTTGTCAAGTAGCAGAATACAGAGGTAAAATTGAAACAAAAGATTTTGGTAATTTTTTAACTTCATTAGCAACTGAATATAACAACGCTTTATTAGTTGTAGAAAATTCAAACGTAGGTTGGGCATGTATTCAACAAATCATAGATAGAGGGTATCCAAATCTGTTTTATATGAGTAACGATTTGAAATATATTGATGTTGAAAAACAAATGAGTAATAAGTTTTACAGAGATGAAAAACAAATGGTTGCCGGATTCTCCACAACATCTAAAACTCGTCCTCTTATCATTTCAGCATTGGATACATATATGAGTGATAAAGATATTCTAATACGTTCAAATCGTTTAATAGATGAGATGTTTACCTTTATATGGCATGGTGGTAGAGCAGAAGCAATGAAGGGGTACAATGATGACTTGGTAATGGCATTGGCAATTGGGTTGTGGGTTCGTAACACTGCACTTCGTTTGAGACAAGAAGGTATTGATTTAACAAAGAGTATGTTGAACTCAACTCAAATAAATCAGTTTAGTGGTGTGTACTCCACTGGTTGGTCTGGTAAGAATCCATACGAAATGGAAGTAGGTAAAGGTGATGTAGAAAACCTAACTTGGTTACTTCGTTAAATTTTATATATTTATATGTTGAAACTATTATAATATGAGACTAATAAATTTAATTCCTTTAAAAGAAAAACAAGGACCTTGTTGGAAAGGGTATCAGCAAGTTGGAATGAAAACCAAAGATGGTAGAGAAGTTCCCAATTGTGTACCTATGTCGGAAGATATAGATAGTGATGATGATGTAAATTATGGATATGTTGAACCAGAAGAATACGATGTAGAAGATGAGGACATGGAAGATTTTATTTCTTTTATGAGAGGGTACGATAAAACATTAAATGAAGGTTGTCAATGTTTACGAGAAGCAGAATATCAGGGTAGAGAAGTGCAGTTGGGAAAACCAATGGCAGGTGATGTTAAGAAATTTAAAGTATATGTAAAAAATCCACAAGGTAATGTTGTTAAAGTAAACTTTGGACAAAAGGGTGTAAAAATTAAAAAGAACAATCCAGATAGAAGAAGAAGTTTTAGAGCAAGACATAATTGTGACCAACCAGGACCTAGACATAAAGCTAGATATTGGTCTTGTAGAAAATGGTAAAACTTGGAAATTTCCAAAAATTTACTTATCTTTATAAATTAGATACAAAATATTAAAATGGCAGATAAAACATTATTCGGTAGGTTACAGAAATTATTTTCAACAAATACCATAGTAAGAAAAACGGAAAAAGGAGTTAAAATAGTCGATACTGATGAGTATCAGAATATGACAACTAACCTTGTAGACCGTTATATGAAACTCAAAGTAAGTAACTACGGTGTAGGTGGGGTGGAATCTGCAATGGCATACCAACAAGTTCGTATCGATTTGTTTAGAGATTACGATTCAATGGATATGGACCCCATTTTATCATCCGCATTGGATGTATATGCAGATGAATGTACCGCTAAAAACGAACATGGTAGTATTTTAAAAATTCATCACGATGATGATAACATCAAACAAATATTAGAAAACTTATTTTACGATATTCTTAACATTGAGTTCAACTTATGGCCTTGGACACGAAACTTGGTAAAATATGGTGATTTCTTTTTAGAATTAGAAATTGCAGATGAATTGGGAATTATAAACGTAATGCCATTATCATCATACGAAATGAGTAGAGTAGAGGGATTTGATCCTGAAAATCCACAAAGAGTTAAATTCGTATATGCCCCATATCAAAACCCATATATGGCAGTAGGTCAAACTACTAAAAAGGAATTTGAAAACTATGAGATTGCTCACTTCCGTTTAAATTCAGATTCAAACTTCTTACCTTATGGAAAATCTATGGTTGAAGGAGCTAGAAGAGTTTGGAAACAATTAATGTTGATGGAAGATGCAATGTTAATCCACAGAGTAATGAGAGCTCCTGAAAAGAGAATTTTTAAAGTGGATGTTGGTAATATCCCACCAAACGAAGTGGATAACTACATGCAAAAAATCATCAACGCATCAAAGAAAGTTCCATTTGTTGATGAAAGAACGGGTGAGTACAACTTAAAGTACAATATGATGAATCTTATTGAAGATTATTATATGCCAGTTCGAGGTAGTGATAATGGAACTTCAATTGATACCCTAAAAGGTTTAGAGTACAATATGATTGATGACATCAATTACTTAAAAGGGAAGTTGATGGCTGCACTTAAAATTCCAAAAGCATATTTGGGTTATGAGGAAGATACTAATGGTAAAGCAACATTGGCATCAATGGATATTCGTTTTGCCAAAACAATTGAAAGAGTTCAGAGAGTATTGATTTCCGAATTAACTAAAATTGCAATCGTTCATTTATACGCACAAGGTATTAACGATGACCGTTTAACAGACTTTACATTGGAATTAACAGTTCCATCTAGAATTTATGAGCAGGAGCAGGTTGAACTATACACTTCAAAAGTAGCCCTAATTCAACAAATGCAACAAACAAAGATGTTCTCCAAAGAATGGATGTATGAATCCGTAATGAAGATGGCAAAAGATGAGCAGGATGAATTAACATTGCAGGTATTAGATGATACTAAACAAATGTTCCGTTTAACTTCAATTGAAACACAAGGTGTAGACCCAGCAAAAGAAACTGGAACTGAAGGTGGACCAACTAATGTTGAAGAGGAGTTGAATAAGTTAAAACTTGAATTAGATGGACAGGTTGGTAGACCAAAAGACCCTGTTAGATATGGGCATGATGACCATCCTGAAGGTAGAGACCCATTAGGAATAAAAACTCTTAAAGCAAAAGAAGGTTCTGTTCCATACAAACCGAGAAAGAGTTCATATTTTGAAGTTTTTAAGGATATGGATGGTAATAAAAAAACTATTTTGACAGAAGATTTAACCAAAAAGTAATAAAGAAATATAAAAATATATTTATATCTGACAAATTATAAAAATTGATGAAAAAAATAAAACATTCAAAGTTTAAAAATACTGGATTTATATTTGAATTGCTTGTAAGACAAATTACATCAGAAATAATGTCTGCAAATAAATCAGTAGCAGAAAGTATATTGAAAGAGCATTTTAATTCTAAAAAGGAATTATCCAAAGAATTAAAATTATATCAATTTTTGATAAATGAAAAATATAATTCAGAAGTTAAAGCTGAAAAATTTATAGATACAATTCTGGAAGCACGAAAGCAATTGGATGAAAAGAAGCTTATAAAAGAAAAGTATAATTTAATTAAACAAATTAAAGAAACTTATGGTTTAGATGAGTTTATTAAATCTCCAATTTCTAATTATAAAACATTAGCATCTATATATAAAATATTCGAAGTAGTATCAACTAATCAACAATATGACCCAACGGATATTGTAAGTTCTCGTTTTACTATTGCTGAAAGTATAATCAATTCATCCATTCAAAATAAAGATGCTAGAATCAAAGATGCAGTTTTGGAAGAATATAAAAAGCAGGACGAAGATTTGAGAGCAATCTCTTATAAGATGTTGGTAGAATCTTTTAATAACAAATACAAAAACCTTACAGAAGAACAAAAACTTTTATTGAGAGAATACATAAATAACATTAATAATACTGGTAAATTGAATGAATATATTTCAACCGAAATTATTAAATTAATTAATGGGTTGAAAGAAGTTGGTTCTAAAATACCAGATAAGGTAACAAAAATTAAATTAGCTGAAACTATATCTAACATTAGAAAAATTAAATCAGTTAAAAAAATTAAGGAACAACATTTATCGGCAATGATGATGAGTTATGAGTTGTTAAAAGAATTAAAAAATAGTTTAAATAAATAAAAATGGTAAATTATAGAGCATTTGACGCAAAATTAGTAACATCTGGTTCTGCTTCATTAATAGATAGAGTTTGGGGAGTATTGCCTGTAAGTGGTGTAACTGGTACAATTACATTGGAAGGTGGAACAACTATTTCGTTAGCACATCTAACCGCAGGAGAACCATTCCCTTGCTATGTTAAAAGTGTAACAGTAACCAATGGTGGTTCTGTTTATGTATTAGCCTAAACTTTACTAAAAATGCCAGCAGTATCTAAAGCACAACAAAAATTTATGGGTATGGTACACGCCGCTCAAAAGGGCGATATGGAAAACCCATCCCCAGAAGTTGAAAAAGCAGCAGATTCAATGAGTGATAAAGATGCTAAAGATTTTGCATCAACATCTCACAAAGGATTGCCTGATAAAATAAAAGAAATGGTGTTGGCTGAATTACGTTCTGTTAAGGCCATTCAAACGGATTATGCAAAAGTTTTAGATTCTATGGAAAAGAGTTTAGAAGCATATAAAAAATCCAAAGGTACTCCTGCCGAAAAACAACACATACAACAACTAAAAACACTAACTGCACAAAAGAAAAAATTGGCAGCAGAATTGAATGACAAAGTTAGTGATATGTACAAAGATGCCGAATTAAAAGTAGATGAGATGAATACTACTGGTGGTGTTGAAGGATACAATACTCCATTCGCATTTAGTGGTAAAGATAGTGAAGAGAAAAAGGGAAAGAGGCAAGCCGATTTAACTGGATATTCCGTAGTAAAAGAATCCGAACTTAAAGGATACCTTGCAGCAGATGTAGTAGATGATATTATTAAATTAATAGGTTCAAAGTTTGTAAGTGGTGAAATTAAGAATGCACCTAATAGAAATTACATTTATCTTAAACTTACTGATATAAAGTTTGGCAGTGGTGTTGTAAAAATGTTAAAATCACAATTTGGAATCAATGCTAAAGTTGATAAAACATTTGGAAACCAACCATCAGTATCATTTCCAAGTAATAAAGTAATTAGTGAAGGTAAATCAATAAACGAATTTATGATGCCTCGTGATGTTGATTCTAAAATGAAAGAATTAGGAATCAACAAAATTCCAATTTCATCACAGGGTGAAAAAGTTCTTCAAGGAATGGTAAAGGAAAAGTTTTTAGATAAAGTAACCAACGCAGAAAGATTGATTTACTTTGTAGAATCATTAGGTAACGAAAAATTTGGGTATCGCTCAAAAGGAAAACCATTATCTTCATTGGTGGATAGATTTTGGAATGATATTACATCCGAAGCTATTTTCTTTGGTGGTAAGATGGCAGCTTATCAAGTTGCTATGAATATCAAAGATATGAAAAGAAACGGTGAGCAATTAGATTCACCGTATCAGATGATGAAAGAATACTTCAAAAACTTTGGAATGGACCATGATAGAAGTAGAGTATTTGATTCAGCAATTCGTAATTTAGAAGAATGGATGAAAAGAAATAAAATTCAAGAATCTATAAACGAAGAAAAAGTTTATATTGATTTCTTAAATAAGGCAAAGGGGTTCAAACAGGATAGGATTAAATTCAATTCTTATGAAGCTGCCGTAAAATGGGCAAGAAAGAATTTTGAAAAGTTTAATCCAGATATGATTAAATACGAATCAGTAAACGAAGCAAGTCAAAACACACCTGCCAAAACTGGAAAAGAATTAGCGGATTCCGTATTAAGATGGTATGATTTTTACACAAATTATATCGATGATGGTGGACAAAGAAGAAGAGCAATAAAGAGTAATGAAGATATTTCAGAATGGTTTAATTCTCATCCTAGTGAATTAAAAAAAGATGCACTTAAAATTATAAAATCAAAAGTAGATTCTTCAAAAGGACCGGAAATACAAAGAGTTTTTGGTAAATCTACTACGGATAAATAAAATACATATATTTATACATTATAGAAGTAATACTAAAAGTACAAATAATGAAAAAATCACAATTATTGGAACTTATTAAAAATGTTGTTAGAGAGGAACAAGACTATCAACAACTTTTTAAACATATGTTGGATAAAGTTGGTAAATCAATTACTGATATGTCTGATGAACAAAAGAAGAAATTTTTTAATGCAGTAGATACCGCTTACAAAGCGAAATCTGAAGGAAGATTAAGAGGATATAATGAAGCTGAATTAACTGCGGGTCAAAAGAAAATTGATACCGATGGTGATGGTGAAATTGAAGGTTCCGATTTAGCAGCATTAAGAGCTGGTAAAAAAGTAGAAGAAGAAAATCCAGGGTTGTGGGCTAACATAAGAGCTAAAAAAGCCAGAGGAGAAGAACCTGCACATGGTAATTCTGATGCACATAAAGATGCGGTAAAAGCTGGTAAAGAAATAAACAAAAGCGAATCAAAAGTAAACGAAGATGTTAATTTTAGAGATGGTAAATATCGTTTTTATTCTAAACAAGGTGTTGGGTATTTAACCTATGATGGTAGAGAAATATCTTCGGGTGATTTTGATTGGGAAGATGGAAGCAATTCATATTGGATGTATCATTCTTCTTGGGGAGGTCAAAAAGCATTTGATACTGGTAAAGATGTAATTGCATATTTCAAAAAAAATAAGATAACAACTGAATCAACAAACGAGGGGGTTAAAAAAAAAAAGTAAATGAAAATATAGCTATTGGAATACTGGCAACACTAACTGGTATCATTATTGGTAAAATTGCAATGTATTACATAGGGGGTTTAATAGAAAAAGGAATTAAATACTTTAGTGGTTCTAAAGAAACTGAAAAAGAAATATCAGGAATATTAGATGAATTACAATCAAATAAAAAATTTATAAGTGATGTTACTGAATATATTGAAAAGAATAACGGAGTAAACGCTGCAGCTGCAGATAAAATGGTTAAATCTGATTATATTCAATCTCTTATTAAAAAAGTAAATAACGATAATGTTGATAAAGAAGATATTGAAAGTGGTTTAAAAAATATATTTTTGAAAGCTTGGTCTAACGATAGTAAGAAAGCAATTGAAAAGGTTAAAAACGATATAAAGTAAGATGAATAAAGGATTATTGATAGAAACCCATTTGTTTGAAGCAAAACTTCAACAAGAAGAAAATGGAACATATTTGGTAAAGGGCATCTTACAAAGAGCAGGTGCTGCTAATCAAAATGGTAGACGCTATCCTAGAGAAATTTTAGAAAGAGAATGTGCAAAATACAAACAACTTATTAAAGAACGTAGAGCGCTAGGTGAGTTGGACCATCCAGATTCTCCTGTTATCAACTTAAAAAATGTATCCCACAACATTAGAGAAATTTATTGGGAAGGTGATGATGTATGTGGTGTAGTAGAAATTCTTTCAACTCCATCTGGTAATATCTTAAAAGAATTATTAAAAAATAATATCCGTTTAGGTATTTCATCACGAGGATTAGGTTCAGTAAAGGAATTAAAAGATGGGACCGTAATGGTTCAGGAAGATTTCGAATTGGTTGGTTGGGATTTCGTTTCTAATCCATCCACACATGGAGCATTTATGGCACCAATGAATGAATCAAAGCAGTGGGCTAAAATGGCAGAAGAATGTGGTAAGTGGTGTAAATCACAAGATTTAATGAGAGAAATTATAATAGAATTAAATTAACAAAAATATGGCAAAATTAGTAAATTTTATACCAGGCAGAAACGCAGCTCCAAAACCAACAATCAAAGAAGCATTGGATGATTTGGACACTAACTTACCAGTATCGATAGAAAGATATTTGGATAAAATGGTAGCTCAAATCAAAGGAATGAGTCTTTCTCGTAAAAAAGAAATTCTTGTATTAGCAAAGGTAATCGATGCTATGGGAATTGATAAGCAAGAAATGATGAGATACGTTTCAAAAATTAAGAAAAACGATATATTAAAGAAATAATATGATACGTTTAAAAAATTTACTCAAAGAATCAGAAGAACTTCAACAACTCCCAACAGAGTTGAAAAGACACTTTTTGGAAATTATTTCTACCTATGGACAGCATAGAGAGGGAATGCGTAGAAAATCTGACATCAGAACTATTGCAGAAACTTTAGGTGGGATTGCAGATGCTGCACAAGAATATACTTTAAGAGAGGGTGGTGATTGGTTCGATAGAGTTACAATTAAGCGTAATATGAATGAATTGAAAAAATTACAATCTGCATTCGAAAAAGAATCACTTGAAGCAAAAGCACAGGAAGAAAGATTAGAAGCATTGTACGAAGATATGGGTCATGTATTGGGTAGATACTTTGAAATTGCTGATGTATCTGAAGAAGTTATGAAGCAACGATTGGGTAGAAGTTCAATTCAAGAAGCTAAAAAATACGATATTGGTTCTGGCTATATGGGAAATGGTTTAACTATTTGGAATAGAGCAGAAGAACAACATGGTGATTACAAAATAATCGCACATATTTCACCTGATGGAAAACTATCCATTAGAGATAAACAATTACCTGCTGATTTAAAGAAGATGTTCCAAATTTGGGCAGATTCTATGGCAAAAGGTAATATGGGTCCAAAATATTAAAATATAAAAATAATGTCACAAAAAGAACCTTTGAATGAACTAGGATTATTGGCAATACTTGGCACTATTGCATTCTTTGGGTTTATTACTATGTTCTTTAGTAAATTAGCCGATAATGTCGATGCATATTATCATGGTAGAAGTGTTGGAGTACAGAGAGCATTAAAAGATATTTACAAAAAATTATATGGTAACAGAGGGTTTATTAGTAGAATGAATGATATTGTTTCTACTACTGGAATTGGACCAGCTTGGATAACTGCATTTGTTAACGATTCATATACACAACGGATATTAAAACAATATAAAGACGATCCAGATATTAATTACCAAGAATTAGAATTGGAATTGACAAGAACTGCAACCAAAGCAATGAATGATGAGGCTACCGAAAGAGGAATAACATCTGACATGAGTAAGAAAATGCAGGCAATGAAATGGAAAGCATAAAAATAAATGGAAGAATTAGCATCATTATTATTACAAAGTAGAACCCAAGCTCACTCATTTCATTTAGGAGTTAAAGGAATTGGTTCTCATTCTGCTCATTTGGCATTGGGAGATTACTATGATTCAATTGGTGGATTGATTGATGGGTTAGTAGAAACATATCAGGGTAAAGAAGGATTAATTCAATTATCTGGCATTGGAACATTGGATAAAAATAATGATATTAAAAATATCATTAAATACTTTGATACTTTATGTAATATGGTAGCTAGATTAAGACAAAATCCTAAATTAAAAGATAGTTGGTTACAAAACGATATTGATACGGTTGTATCTCTGTTATATAGAACAAAATACAAATTAGTAAATCATCAATAATAATTATGATTATAATTGATATTAAAAACGGTAATATAGAACTAGCTCTGAAACAATATAAGAGAAAAGTTCAGAACATTAAACAAGTAGAGCAGTTAAGAGAACGGCAGACATTTGTTAAACCATCCGTTAAAAATAGATTAGAAAAAGAAAAAGCTATAAGAAAGAATCAAAAAGATTTGGGTTTTCTTTAGTTTTCTAAAAAATTTATATATTTATTTTCGAATATCCTATCTCATATAGGATTTTTTAATTAAAGTACAGTTGATTAACGAATACTCTTTCATATAAGATGTGACCGAACAATCAGCATAATCCTATTGGAGTTTTTTAGAAATAACTTCACAATCAACATACAACAAAAATGGCAAATTCAAAATTATTGAAAGAAGCAATCGCTGATGCCAAAGCCGTTAAAGAAACCGCTTTAGCAAACGCAAAACTTGCGCTTGAAGAGGCATTTACTCCACGACTTCAATCTATCTTATCTCAAAAGATGAGAGCAGAAGCAGAAATGGAAGATGATGCAGAACAAGTAGACGAGGAATTAAGTTCAGATGGTATCGGGTCTAAATCAGATGCTGGATACCCTGAAACCCCTGGAGCAAATCCATCTTACGATGCAATTACTGATTTATCAGTAGGTGTAAAGAAAGATAGTGGTAAGCCAGAGGCAGCAGGTACTGACTACAAAAAAGTAGCAGATATTAACGAAGAAGATGAATTCGACTTCGGTGGTGAAGAAGAATCTGATAAGGATGCAGAAATTGCTGAATTAAAAGCAAGATTAGCAGAATTAGAAGGTGAAGACGAATTTGGTGGTGCAGATGAATTCGGTGGTGAAGAAGAAGGTGACCCTTTCGCAGCAACAGAAGAAGAAGACCCAATGGCAATGGCTGGTGGTGAAGAAGATTCTTTTGGAGAAGACCCAATGGAGGGTGAAGAAGAAGACGAAATGGGATTGGAAGCTATCATCAGAGAATTAGAAGCACAGTTAGGTGATGAAGAAGAGCCAGCTATGGAAGGTGAAGAAGAAGAATACGAAGAAAACCCTTTCCCAGCTAACGAAAATTTAGCAGATGGTTCAGAAGCAGGTACTGATAAAGGTGAAGACCCTAAAGTAGTGGTAACTAACGAAGGTGAAGAAGAAGATGAAGATACGGTTGATTTAGCAGAAATCTTGAGAGAAATGGAAGATGAGTATGGTTCAAGTGAAGAAGAGCCAAAGGCAGAATCTCTAAAGAAAGACTTGAATGAGGCGTACCGAACTATCAGAACTCTTCAAAAAACTATTAATGAGGTGAACTTATTGAACGCCAAATTATTGTTTGCAAACAAATTATTCAGAGCTCATAACATGACTAACGAACAAAAAGTGAAAGTGATTGAAACTTTGGATAGAACAAAATCAGTAAGAGAGGTTAAATTAGTGTTCTCTACATTAGCAGAGAATTTCAAATATACTTCATCTTCTAACAAATTAACTAAAAAGGCTATTTCAGAAGGTATCGCTAGTAAAGCAGTTAAATCTACAAAACCTGCTCAATCTAAAGCGGTAATCAATGAATCAGCTAATTTTGCTAACAGATTTAAGAAATTAGCAGGTATTATTAAATAATTTAAATAAAACAAATAAATTCATTTAAAATGAACATTAAAAAATTAATGAGCGGCGCGAACCCACAGAGCGTGATGCTTGAGCAAACCAGAGGTTTGAAAGGCAAATGGGAAAGAACAGGTCTACTTGAAGGAGTAGGTTCTGAAACTACAAAGCATGGTATGGCAGTAATGTTAGAAAACCAGGCTAAACAATTATTGGATGAGGCAACTCGTACTGGTACTTCTTCAGGTTCTGAAGAGTGGGCTGGTGTGGCTCTTCCTTTGGTAAGACGTATCTTCGGTTCTATTGCAGCGAAAGAATTCGTTTCAGTTCAACCAATGAACTTACCATCAGGTCTTATTTTCTACATGGACTTCAAATATGGTACTAACCCAGCGGGTAATCCAAATTTCACAGGTTCATCTTTGTTTGGTAACAGTGGTACTTTCGGTAAAGATTCTTTATCTCCAGCTGGTAACAAACTAGGTTCAACTCAATCTCCAGAAGGAGGTCTTTATGGTGCAGGACGTTTTGGTTATACAATCAACAACGCTACTGCTGCTATCACTGCTACTTTTGCATCTGCATCTTTAGCTGATATCGATTATGATTTATCTTCTGGTTCAGTTTCTGCATCATTCGCAGGTAACACATTGAAGAAAATCGTTGTAGCTTTACCAGCTGATGCTGATTTCAATGGTGTTAGAGCTTTCGAACCAACTTTATTAACAGGTTCTGTAACAGGATACTATCCACAATACACAACTAAAAATGGTTCAAATGTTGAATTCGTTGCATCTGTAACTGGTTTATCTAACCTTACAACTGTTGGTGTATCATTGGCATATCACGTACAACCTACTGATATTTCTCGTGGTGATTTCGAAGATAGAGGAACAGATTTGGCAATTCCAGAAATTGAATTGGAATTGAAATCAGAGCCTATCGTTGCTAAAACACGTAAGTTGAAGGCAATTTGGACTCCTGAATTGGCGCAAGATTTGAACGCATATCACTCTGTAGATGCAGAAGCTGAATTGACTCAAATGTTATCTGAATACATCTCTTTGGAGATTGATTTGGAAATCCTTGAGATGTTGCAGCAGAACGCATTCACAACTGAATACTGGTCATCTAAAGTAGGATATGAGTGGACTGGTGCTGGATTCGCTATTGATTCTAACGCAGCAGCTGCTTCGGCTTACCAAAAGAATACTTGGTTCCAAACTTTGGGTATCAAATTGCAGAAAGTATCTAACAAAATTCACCAATTGACTATGCGTGGTGGAGCAAACTTCTTGGTTGTTTCTCCAAACGTAGCTACAATTTTGGAATCAATGAACGGATTCTCTGCAAACCCTGGTAAAGATGCGTTGACTTTCGCAGCAGGTGTAACTAACATCGGTTCAATCTCTAACAGATACGATGTTTACAAAAACCCTTACATGACTGAAAACGTAATCTTGTTAGGTTTCAAAGGTTCTAACTTCTTCGAGACTGGAGCAGTTTACGCACCTTATGTACCATTGATTATGACTCCTTTAGTGTACGACCCAACCAACTTTACTCCACGTAGAGGTGTTATGACTCGTTACGCAAAGAAAATCGTAAGACCAGAATTCTACGGTAAGATTCTCGTAGATGGTTTAGAAACTCTTTAATATTTAGAGTTTTAAATAAAAATTGAGGGAGCAGTAATGTTCCCTCTTTTTTTTATATTTATATTAGTAATTTAACAATAACTAAAAACAAATTAAAAATGGCATATCCCGAACAAAAATACTCCGTATTTGGAGCAGCAATGGACTTTCCTGAATATCAAAGTGTAACAGGAACAACTTTATTAGCAAAAAATCAAGATGGTAATTGGGGATATATCTCTGCATCCAACTTACAAACAACATTAGATGGTGCAGGTTTAGCAACTGATACCGATATTACTAATTTAAGTGGTAGTGTTGCAACTAAAATGGCAAACACATCATTTGCATATATCACAGGTTCAGCATCGGCGGCTTGGAACGATGCATCGGCATCTGCGGCAGGTGTTGCGGTTGGGCAAATGTATCACTCACAAGGAGCGGTTAAAGTAAGATTATCATAAAGTATAATTAAATTTATTAAAAAGAGATAATAGAAATGTTATCTCTTTTTTTTTATATTTATATAAAACATCATATAATGGGGTATCCAGAAAAACAATATCATAGACAAGAAACCGCAAAAGAATATACAAAAGTATATACATTAGAACAATCCGATGAATTTGTAGTAAAGCAAGAAGACGGATATTTGGGGTATATTTCCGCAGGACAATTGGCAACAACTGGCTCCAATGACTTAATAGGAACACAAACAATTACAGGTAGTTTACAAATTAGTGGTTCATTATATTATAATGGCCACAAACAATATAACTATGGTCAGTTTTATGATATGACTTCTCAAAGTGGTTCATCTGGTTCAATTCAATCAATGAAATTAAACACAACCGATTTAAGTGAGGGTGTTTCAATTGTAAGTGGTTCACAAATCAAAGTTGAAAATGCAGGTGTTTATAATTTACAATTTAGTGCACAATTAGAAAATACGGCAAATACAAATATTGTATTTTATATTTGGTTTGCAAAAAACGGAAATTCTATTCCAAATACAAATACACATGTCGATGTAGCAAGAGCACAATCGGCACATTTAGGTAAGCAACCTGCTTCTTGGAATTTCTTATGTCATATGAATGCAAACGATTATCTGGAAATAAAATGGTCTTGTGATAGTACGGATGGATTATTACACTATGATGCTGGTTCGGGACAAATACCAGCTACACCATCGGTCATTGCAACATTAACTCAAATAGGATAACTTATCTTTTTTTATTTCTATATTTATAGTAGTAAAACTATAAATTTTAGATATGTCTATAAATACTTACTGGTCAAGTTCAAATTATCCAATTTCATTTTTATCAGCATCAGCATCAGCTGAAGCGACTCCATTTGGAATATACGATAATGATACTGATTTTAGAGAAGATGCACCAAAAACATCAGTTTGGGTAGCAAAAAGATTAGGACACCCTATTGTAAATGTTGAATTAGAAAATCAACAAATTTGGGCATGTTTTGAAGAATCTGTTTCAGAATATTCTGCACAGATTAATCAATTTAATATTAGAAATAATATTGATATTTTAAGAGG